CGGTACCAGCTCCTGCCTATCTCTTTAAGAAGCATAAAAGATTATAATAGCTTCTTAAGGATTTTAATAATTTGTTCCGCGTTATTTATAGCCTCTTGAATTTCATTTCGGGTAGAAGCGTTAATAGTAGATTCAATCCAAGCAACCTTAAAATAATTACATATAGCTTTAGCCTCGGCTTTTGCATATCGATCAATATTATTGATGAAGTGTTCTACTTCCATTTTATTGGAGTGATAAAAATGTTCTATTAAAGCCGCAGGAGGTGTTGTTTTACGCAGTACCGCTAAACCAGTAGAATATAAAACACCATCTTCTTTTACACCACGATCCGCACCAGGTGATATGGGAGCTATAGTGTTATACAAGTGTTCCGCTAGTTCCTTACCCATTGCGGAACCAGTACAATAGTAAACCTCAGTACCAGCGGAGGAAGCTGGACCTGCGTTTGAGTGATTGTCTATAAATACATTACACGCTAAGGAGTTGCAATCATTTATAGTTTGTTGTAGACTCCATCCAGGCTTATTTCTAAACACATCAAATTTACTAATCTGTGTCTTAAGCCAGTAGGCGACTCTATCAGCTAGGAACTGCATCCTTTCTTCTTCAGTACCGTAGTTGTCGACACCTACATTATGTGCCTGCGTACTAGCAGCTAAATAAACCCTATAAGACATCTCGATCACCTCTTTCTTTTTTAGAAATTAATTTTATCTTTAGGATTGTTCCATATACCTATAAGTAGTATTATTGCTCCTATTGCTTGTACTGCAAGTTCAGTTAAATGATTTGGATCTAATGTCTCACCTGAGAGCAATGTATTAGCTACATAAACTATCAAAGTAACTGTAGCTAGTATTGCAGGTTTACTCTTCCAACGTAATTGATTATTCATAAAGCACCTCCCCTCACTATAAAAAATGTAACTAAACCAATTATTAAAGCTACTAATAAACCACCCACAACAGTAACTACTAAACCAGATATGATTGTGATAGTTAAAGTTGTATTAACCCTTGTATTTCTGTCAATCCGTTTTATAAGATTATCTACGCGTTCCAATAAGGTATTAGAGCTACTTTCTAGTTTTTGTATTCTTTCTTCTTTATCACAAGGTTGGGTCACTAGTACTATACCTCCAATCCACCATCATTGAATGTCCAATTAAATGTACTTACGATGTAGTTCTTTGCGCTCTCTCCTGCTGAGTTATACTTGCTACTGCCCATATCACATACTACATCCTCTTGAAGTGTGAGCGTGGCCCAATACTCCAACGCACTAGAATAGGTAGCTGTAGGTATATATGAATTCATTAAAAACTCATCCATATCTGTAACATTAGAAACATCTAATGTAGGTAAGTTCGGTAAACTCAGTGGCTTAATGCATCCTCTAAATACACCACGTAAATTAATAGGCGCTATACTAGGTGGGAATTTAAACTCTTCTAAGTTAGTACATCCATAAAGCATATACTGCATTAGTTGTACTAAAGGCATCGTGGCTCCTGATATGTCTAGTTCTACTAAGGAAGAGCACTCCTCGAACATATTATCCATTCTCGTAAGTTTTGGGTAATTAAGACCAACGAATGATATAGTAGTAAGTGAGCTGCAACCCTTCATAGAAGCACTTAGGTTTGTAACTTCTGGTAAGTTACTAGGTAGTATAACCTCACTTAAGACTGGAGAGACATATAGTAACCTACTAGCATTCTCTAATTTGGGAAGTTTTATAGTTGATAGATCTAATACTTCGCAAAAGTTACCATTAAACATACTTGTAGCGTCTATCAAACTAGAGAAGTCTGTATTAGTTAAATTAAAAGATTGTGGTGGTTCGAATTTGTACGTTTGAAACATACCAACAGCATCGATAACATTAGAAAAGTTTAAGTTGCTCAAATCATATGAAGCGCATCTTGCTGCGCCATTAAACATATATCTGGCATCTATTAAATAAGAAAAGTTGGCGCCTACGAAATTAATATAATTTAAGAATGGGCACGTAAAATAATAACCTCCTGATCCAACTTTAAATTTGTTACCAAACTGTAATATCTGTAGTAACTTTTGATTATCTAAACTACCAGTATCACCAAAACTAAATCCTTCGAATACTCCAGATATTGCTATTTGGTACTCTCCTTCTGTAGCATACGTATGGGTAAGTTTTGGGTCATTCCAGGTTGTTATTAAATCAGAAGTGCCATCACCCCAATCTATAGTGGCATTATATACCCCAGTCTCTAGAGTAGGTATATTAAACTGAAATGAATTACTGAGACCAGCCTTAGTTGTATCTATTACAATTATAAATGGTTTATCTACACTAATTAGTGCTGCTATATTACTAATTGTAGAGACTAAGCCTAACCTACTGTCTAATTTCATAATACACCTCCTAAGATACTGCTGATAAAAATACAATCACCTGTCCAGACGTCAAAGTTATATCAATTAATTGTGTAGGTATTATAACACCGACTGGTATAGTAGTAAGTGCAGATAAAGTAGCATTACTACTAGTACCATGGTTGGTCTGGTTAGCTACAACTGTTTCTGCAATTACTTGTAAGAAGGCAATAAAATACCCTTCTGGTGCTGTGTATTTTGCAGTATCTACAATCACACTCGAATTGTCTAATCCTGCACTTGCTTTGTCTATCCTAGTGCCACTTTCAAGTAACTCTTTCAATTGCCTAGTCCATGGTCCCATAATTATTTCCTCCTCTATTTTGTGTATGTTGTTCTACTACCTAACATATCTACTGGTACGTGTAAAGCTATCTTATAGAACAGTACGTCACTAGCATAAGTATCTCCTGCATTACTAGGGTCTCTTGTTAGTGTAAATTCTATCAAATCGCCTATGCCAAAACCACCACTAGGTACAGCGAGGTTACCTCCTACCAGTAGGTTATAGTACTGCTGATTAGCTGTTATTGTCTTAGTTATAACTACTTGTGTTCCTGCTATAGGCGCCCCGTTTGCCTTAATTAAACACCAATCAAAAGTAAATCTTACATCTCCTGTGTTATTATCCGATGGTGCAATATGAACGTGTACCTCAATTGGAAACGTACCTGCGTTTATTTCAGTAATAGGTATATCGTGTGGTATCTCAAAAGTATTGCCTAGCTTCTCAGTAGTATTCACCCCATCAAAAGCATACTTCTGTGTAACAACTCCTCCTATTGTTGCATTAACTGTATCGGGTGCTGACGCCCCATTAGGAACGAAATACTCTCCGCCTACATACTCATCCCTAAAGCAAATAGCTGTTCCAGATGCTACAAGTGTACCATCTAACTCAAACTTAGAATTGTTGGCAGAACCTCCAAAAATTGAGTACGTTCCTGCAACGCCTATCCATCTAGTGTTACCTCCGAGTGATGTTGTTAATACATACTTATCATCTGCTGTATAGGCACTTCCAGAAGCAATATATCTGTATATAGTATTTACATCCCTAGAGAGACACATTTGACCTTCTGTCATTCCAGTCATAGCTTTTACACTAGTAATTGCGGATAGTGTCAAGTTCTGTATGTGTGACTGTTTGTGCATTATTCAATCACCTCTTCCGCTTCATACTCTAACATTCTTGATCTAGCTCTTGCCATTGGATCGTAAGGTTCTGGTAGTGGTTCTATCTCTTTGTCGGGATGTAAGACTTGTGCTTCTTCAAGGTTATCTACAATAGTTATATAACACTCTTCACACATTGTTACTACCTGTGCTGGGAGTACTTCTATAAGTCTGCCCCTATCAAATTCTGTATTGAATAGTAGTGCTATCTGAGTATCCCCAGTTTCATTTTTATAATCTATTATCATACTAAACCCCCATCTATAAACACCCAACTAAATGTCGCTATAATATAGTTCTTGGCTGTTTGTCCCGCTGTGTTATATTTGCTACTTCCCATGTTGCAAGTAACTCCAGTCTTCAAGGAAAGAGTCGCCCAGTATATCAAGGCATTGGAATACTCAGTAGTATTGATAGTTGAGTTCTTTGCAAAGTCTGTCATATTAGTACACGCTGACACGTTCATGGAAGCTAACCCTATACTTGTTAGTAGAGGACAAGCCTCGAAGCATGACCGCAATGTAGTCACATTAGTAAAGTTTATAGGCGATACGTCTATAGTTACTAGGGATGAACACCCATAGAACTCATATGAGAAATATAGTATTGCTGACAAATCTATACCAGTAAAATCTATTGTAGTTAGATATTCACAACCATAGAACGCACCTTGTAGAGAGTCTACTGCTGAGAAATTGCTATTACTTAAATCTACAGTAACTACTCCACTTTGAGAAAACGCTGAATACATATATAGAAGTGAGCTAAAATCTAGTCCCGATAAATCTAAAGATGTTAAATTAACACAATCAACACATAATGAAGACATATCCTCTATTATGGCTGTGTTTAATACGCTTAGGTCAATACTTGTAATACCCGCATCATAAAAAAGTCCTGCTATTGATGTAAGTTTGTCATTGTAAAATGGTGTTAAATCTACACTAGGTAAATTGAGACAACTTTTAAATACATAAACTAACTCTTCTATGTTATAAAGATTTAAGGCATTGGTAAAATCTACACTTGTTAAATTAGGACAACTATCAAAAGTACTAACTATAACTGTAACTGCTCTAAAGTCCCAATTAACAAAGTTAAAAGAAGTTATTGCTGTGCCAGCAAATGCTGAACTCAGAGTACCATTTACCATTGGAACATTAACTCCGTTGTTGACTATAGAAGTAATGTTAGAGCACCCTCTAAAATCTCTAGATGACGCAAACATCCCATATCCAGTACCAAAACTTTCTACTGTTAATACTTTAAGTTTGTCACCAGAATTATTGAAGTAAAGTCCTCTAAATATACCTTCTATATGGACTTTATATATTCCTGCTTCTACGTAAGTATGCGTTAAATCTGCATCATTGTATACTGCTATTAAGTTCTGAGTGCCATCGCCCCAACTAATGTAGAAGTGAAAAAGTCCTAACGATATTAAAGGTATCTTAAACTGCACATTAGTAGTTGAGCCTGTGCCAGTCTTAGTTGTATCTATAGTCATTACAAAACCTTTGGATTGATAGTCCATCCTAGCCATCTCTAATGAGTAATTCCCAGATACTCCAACCCATCTGCTAGTCCCACCATCGCCAGTGGTTAGTATGTACTTATCGTCTGAGTAATCAGTTAGGTCTATGTAATTTGACACGTATTTATATGTAGTGTCAGTTTCTAAGCATGTACACAATTCTCCTTCTCTTCCTATAGAGGCTTTTATCTCTGTCAAGGTAGTGTATGCATGGTTTCTAATTTGTCTTTGATTAATCATCATATCCTCCTTAAAGGACTAGGGTAGTAGCTACTACTTCAGATTTATGCCTGTATTATTTTTTCAATCTCAAAATAATCACCTACATCAAGAATTGATGTAAAGTGACCTGTAGTGGTACTATCCCAAACAAAGTCATTGCCCGAACCTTTTCTCTGTTGTACGCCATTAAGTCTTATCCTACAAGTATTATCTGCAACCATAGCGGCATCTGATGCTGGCAGTGTTACAGTGTCCCCGGATGGTGTACTTGCTCCTGCAGATGCCCCTGCTCCTGTTGACAATGTAATAACTTCATTAGCTACAAATGCGGTAGTAACTATGAATTTTCTACATACAGGAACTGCAACTTGGCCTAAAATATCAGGAACTATACTACCAGATTCTTTTTCAATTACTGGTACGTTTCTTTGAGTGAACAACTTATTTGCCTGAAACTGTATTGATTGATCAAGGGCAGTAGCAAGCGTTAGTGTGCCTGCATTATCGTATACAAAAGAAATTTGTAAATTCTCTGATCCAACACCACCGATACTAGCACCATCAGCAGTTCCTGAACTACATTGTATAAGACCATAAATTGTCTTAGCATTAACACCTGCTCCTTCTTTTAGCGGGTCTCCATTGGTATCTCTGATGGACACCATGTTTAGAATATTTCCTAGTGAATCAGAAATAGTAGTTGTTGCGGCAGTGCCTACTGCTCCAGATAAAGCAGCCGCAATATAACTACCATTAGATACTGATGATGTACCTACTGCTATAGTACCAGTTAGTATGGTGCTGGGTATTAGACCAAATTGTGCTGTAGATATTGCTATTTCCTGTGTTACTACAAATGGTATAGACTTTACAATACGCCTGTCAAAAAAATTATCCAGATTTGTAAAGTTACCACCTTTTCTTAAGGCAATTTGTCTTTCGTTAATCATAATATTCCTCCTATACTCCTGTAATTTTACCCTCTTTAAATATTGTTGTTATATCTTCACTACCTAAGAACACTCTAAAAATACGCTCATTTCCTTTATATACTTCCCCATAAATTGCTGTTGGGGCAGGTGGATCACCGAATATCCAACCAGTATTGTTTCCTCCGTCTGTGGAGTCAATGGCATACCATCCACTTCCACCACTAACAGTTGAGTCCCGAATTGCTGTGTTATACGCTAGAGTAGTACCGCTGCCGACTTTAATAAACTGAAAGGGTACTCCACTAAATAGTAGTATCATAGAGAAGCCACCGTAAGTCATAATGTCTGACGGATTCTCTAATAAAAAATTTCCATTTACAGTTATAATAGTTCCTGGTAGAAATTTTAAAACTCTATCGTATACATTTAGGTAATCTAAGCTAGTTATGTACCAATTATTACAAGCGAAAGCTCCACCTATCTGCCAATTAGCCAAGCCTAATTGACTTCCTTTATAGAAGTATATATCATTAAAGACAATATTAGGAGCTGTAACTGATATAGCTGCATAATAATAAAATTTAAGTGTATAAGTTCCTGTAATAGTAGGTGTATTCATAATAGTAAATGACCCTATACCAGACATGCTAATAATACTACTCGATAGATTAGCAACTGCAGTACTTCTTATTCTAAATACATTTGATGATATTAAAGGAGCCATCATGTCTATATTATAACCATTGGTATTGAAGGTTCCCAGAATATCTAAAGTCTGTATATTAGCTAAATTATCTAATAAATTTAAAGTTCCTCCATCTAATACTACGAAGCCTAGTATTGTAGTATTACCATTAGTGGTTAAATTACAAGTCCTTCCACTAGGTATGTAAATACTGTAGGGTCCAGATGCTGGTTGAAATCCAAAAACTACACCTGGAATAAATGTCAGATTCCCATAAACATAGAATAGAGTACATTTTATACTGGAGCTATAGTAAAAATCAAAACTTGGATTGTTTAGACACCCAGTAAAATCTACACTTCCACAATATATTGCATATGGAGTAGACGTAGCTACTTCTACTTTCTGGCCAGCTAGTGTAAAACTATTAGCATTAAAAAATACTGCGTCATTAACTCCTGGTACTGAAGCTCCTCCACTTCCACCACTAGTAGCTGACCAATGTGCTGGATCGGTCCAAAATCCACTATTACCTACCCAATATCTGTTTGCCATTTATTGATACCTCTCTATCCTAACAATATTATAATATCACCTGCATCTAGAGTATATGTTGGTAATGTAAATGAAGTTGCACTTACATATACTGCTTCTACACCGTTAACTAGAGCTGCACCATTTAGAGTGACAAATATAGCAGGTTCAGCAAAGGCTGCGGCACTTGCACCTAGATTTACATCATCACCACTTTTTGTTATATTAGATGAATTGCCATTAGTATTTATTACAGTACTAGTGGGTACCGTACCAGTTACGGTTAAAATGCATCTAAGAGTATATGCTGGCGCTTTTTCAGCTTCTGTGCAAAAGTATAAAGTCTCTGGATCTGGAGATGCAATAGCTAGATATTGAGTTAACGTACCAGTCCATATATTAAGTTCTGATGATAGGTTCTGATCTACTAAATATGCTGGGTTACTTTTTGGTCCATCTTTATATAACTGAGGCCACTTACCTGTAAAGTCTGGAGCTAACATAATATCATCTACATATCCAGTCTGAGACGCGTGAACATTAGTGAACTTAATCTTTAACGAGGTACAGGCACCAAACTCTGTTGGATCAAAACTAACCGAATCTCTCGAATTCTGCCAGTTAGTATTAGATCCTGCTGTATAACTACTACCTGTCGTACCGTTCTCAGCGGTTAATGTAAAATAGGAAGCATTAGTCACATCATATACTTCTATTTTAATTTGCCCTGACTTACTATGAAAGCTCACTCTAGTAGCTTCGCTTTCGTACCAGGTGGGGTCTATTGCGCCGTCGTCATTTTGTATGGAAGATGCTGATGCTACTAGTTTCAAGCTATAGGATCCTGAAAAATTAGAATTAGGGTCAGATGCTCCGCCAGTCCAGTATGTAGGTTCTAATGTACTAGTATCAAAAATTTCGAAACTAGAATTATATACCATATTTTTAAAATATTCGAGGTACTTAGGATCTATTCCGTATTTATCTACGATTGGTGTTCCTGTATGAGCACTTATAGTTGGTGATGTACCCACACTTAATCTAACTGCAATATCGTCACAGTACATATTTAAAGTGCTATTATTATACATAGTGACGGTAATTTCGTTAATAGTGAGATTATTAGGAATAGTAATGATCTTATTAGCTATATAGTAATTAACATCTACTTGAGTTGGATCAAAATAGTTACCAGAATATTCATCAGTTATAGCGGCATTGATAGGTAATCTATAAATATCAAATGTACTATTTTCATTATAGGATAATACCACCTGCATGTAAATAGAGTTGCTAGGCTGCTGCATTAGGTATTCATATGCATAGAAGAAACCAAAGACTTGCAATTGATTAGCATCATATGGTGGTGTTATTGTTTGTACTAACTTTCCTCCACTACTAGGTAGTTTAAACACGTAGTCGCCATAGATACCTACACCTCCAATTACAGTTGTAGCTCCTCCAGTAGCAGTCCATCCAGTAGTAACGCCAGGTTCTGCTTCACCATTTGTTAATAAATTATCTCCAAAACTATCTCCTAATTTATTTCTTAAGAAATCAAACGCTGTTCCCACTTTATCACCTCATATCTATGTGGTCCTCTTGCCACTTATCTCTGCTGTCATTGCTCCATCAAAAGACCATGTTTGTCTTAATATAATTAATTGTACATTATCAACTTTCTCCGATATATCATCTAATATAACCTGATCTAATAATTCAATAGAGGGATCCCATAAAACAGATACGACATACTCACTAATAGGATCAGCTAAAGTGTTAAAAATAATAGATGCATATTCATTACACTCACTATCAACTTGAAGCAATGGATTATCTACAAGTAATTCCTTTTCATATACATTAGAGTAAAATGGGTCCATATAAAGTAAATCTGTTGGATTTTCATCAAAAGTAGTTGCAATTATTTCTATTGTTACATTATCTTGTACTAGACCATCATTTTGAAGTTCTAAAGTATATTGTGCGGGATTAGCGGCTATAGAATTTACTGTAGTAGCCAAACTATTATATACCCCTATTGACTCAATATAAAGTACAGGAAGTGTAAAGGGTATATTAGTTAAAGTTAGTGTTTCTTCTGCTATCGGAGTTCCTTCTACAAAGGATACTTGCTGACCAGGAGTAGCTTTTATATTACGCTTCTTTATTTTTACCGATGAATAGCAGGTTGTAAATTGTTGTTGATTAATAGCTGTTATTATCAAATTATCATCAGTCCAGATATCTACTGCGGTGTCTATAGAAAAATCGAAAGGCCTTATCCTGAGAACATTTAATCTATCAATATAAATACAGCCAGGAAGAGCTTCTGCTATTTCCTGTAATAAATAACGTATGGTAGTTGTGTTACTATAACAAAAAAGAGGATTACTTACACGTATAGTATCAATAGTAGCATTTAGGCCACATTCTACATCTATTGTGTTTATATATTCCTCTAAAGTTATATTTTGTGCTGGTAAAAATTTAGGTGTTGGTATATCGTTATAATCTTCTAATCTATCTATACCAGAAATAGTAAACTCTGCCGAATCATTTTCTGAATTCCAATCAAGAGATCTAAAAACACCTAAAGGTATTAATTCATAAGTATTTGTAGATACTTCAATGCCAATAAAAGGTTGTAATCTAATCTTAGGCTTCATTAAACCATAGAAAGGACTTTCTGTATTAGACATTACAAATAGATGCTCCATATTATTAAGGGTAAGAGAAAAATCATTAGCACTTATGTATCCTATAGAACGTCCAGGTGAATTTATCTCTTCTGTACCTCCCATAGATATGATATCATTCATATCAAAACATACTCTTCTTATGGCACCTCCTTCTAATATAAAGGCATTTTCGCCATTAAAAGCTGATATTTTAGTTATGGTAATTAATACCTCATCTACATCAGTATAAGCAGCTACTGCTTTACTCCACATATAATTCTCATTGCCAATAACATTAACAGTATCATATCCTCCAATATGGTGAATTCTAACTGAAAAATCTACAGGGTAGTTTTGTGGAGTTCCTACTACCCAAAAATTTCCAGTATCAAAAGCGTTATATGTTATAGTAATAGTTTCTGCTATGTTTAATGTTCCAATAGCGTTAGATATACTAGTACCTTTCCAACCTAAAGCAGGGCCTTCAAGTTCAGTAGCTATATAATCACCTGTATAGATTTTTGTGCTTTCTCTAAATATTCCATCAATAATGTCACTAGTATTGTAACCAGCTTTAGTAGTGCTTGCTATAACAGAACTAGCTAAGGGATAATCTATATCACCTTTAAAATCAACTAATACTAAAGCTGTCTCAACTCTATCTATCTCCTTGATCTTTGTTTTATAGTTACTACTACTATTTAACATTTTTTTTCACCTACTGTTCAATAAAATTAAATTCTACATCCTTCCAAACAGAATCATCAGATATATAACCTCTTCTTTGTAATTGCTGAGATATTTCACCTACATAAAATATTTTAGTTGTTTCTGTTCCATCAGTTTCATGGTAAGTGACATTAAAAAACATTGCACTGGTATCAATTAAATCTAATATTGTTTTTAAGTCAGATCCTGTTATGGCAGGGTATTTAAAAAATAATTTCACTTTTTTTGCTATTAGGCGCATACTCATTAATCCAGAAGCTACTCTATTAGCTTTAGTTAGATTAAATCTAGATATATTAACGGGCCTAGGTGTTTTAATGGTAATACCATTTATTTTAATTGGATAGGTAGGCATTAAACTAACCCCCTTCTATAATCTTCTTTTATTCTTACTGCATTTAATCTACGTTCTAATAGAGTTATACTTCTATCATCACCAATTAAAGTACCAATTGAAAAATAATTTGTTGTAGCATCAGACGTACCAGTGGGGGGATTCATCTTACTTAATAAAGCATCTGCTATCCGCGCGATAGATGGTCCATTAAGAGGAATTACAGCTTCAGCCCTATTTCCTTCACCAGCACGTATTAAAGAATCTTTATTTACAATCCCACCATCTGCGAGCATTGATATCGGTGTAAAAGAAAGTAAGTTCTTTACCTCAGGAGAAAAACCTTTAGGCGTCGGTTGATTTACTGTTACTTTTGTGTCTGATAAATTACCTAAAGCCTTGTTGAAGATATCTAAAATACCCTGCCAAATACCTGAAAATTTCTTTTTTAGACTTGTTCCCCAAGAGTCAACTTTTTTCTCTGATGGCTTTAGTACATTATTATCCATATTATCTGCAAGATCTTCTCCTACAGCTGAAGATGGTTGTATATCTGTCCAAAGAGTTGTAAAGAATACTAATATACCTGCTGTAAAAGCCCCAATTGCGGCAGCTACTTCAACAGGAGCCAATAAGAAAGCCGCTGCAATGGCGGCTATCCCGATTGCTATAGCAATACCAAGATCTTTTACCCAGTCTTGAGATAACCAAGTTACAACATCATCAAAAATATCCGTTATAGCAACCCAAACTTTATTCATAGCGGTAGTAACCGGATCAAGTACATAGATTCTAAAGGACTCTAGCAATCTCGCTTGTGTTTCCCAAACTAATAGTACCGATACTTCAATTATAAGAGGAATTAGTTTTAAGGCGGATAATACACCATCTACTACTGGAGTTAATACTTTTACCGCAATATCTATTGTTGTAGGGATTAGTTTTAAAGCAGCTAATACATCGCTCATTGACGGAGTTAAAGCCTGTACGGATACATATATTAGTTGTGGGATTAATTCCAATGCATTTAAAACTTCTACTATAGATGGAGCTGCCATAAGAATATTAATAGCTATCTGTTTAGGTATTGCAGATATTTGCTCAGCTATTTCGGCTAAAGAGGCTGCAGCAAAACCAAGAATAACTACTGGTATACTTATTGGAGTAGCTGCTTTTATTTTCTTAATTAATGTTTCAATAGTTTCTAAAATAGTAGTTACCATAACTCCCATTAAAGGAAAATTAGGAAAGTTTAAACTAACAGCAAAATTTTTCTTAAAATCATCTTCCTTATCATCTAAAAGATTATCTAAATCATCCTTGAGATCACTATCATCAATTACTATATCATCTAATTTTGGGGGTGTTATATCCTTAAATAAACTGCCTAAATCATCCAAATCATCTGGAATCGCAAAAACTTCATCAAAGGAAGCAAGAAACTTTTTAATCTTACTATCAGCATCTTCAGCACCATCACCTAAAGCTTCAAATTCAGCCAAGAAAGCTTCTAATTCTTTCTTATCTTTATCCAAATCGCCTGTTTTTAAAGTATCACTTAAATTATATCCTGCAAGTTTTGCTAATCTTATCCACACTTGATCTAACCATTTAGAAACAGTTTCCGAAGAAAGAGCTAAAGCTAGAAGAGAACCAGCTAAAACTGTCACAAGAGCTATTAAAGGATTTTTCGCTAGAGCTATATATAATCCTTGAATAGATACCTTTAATGCAGTTACTGCTTTGGATATCCGCATAGCAATACTACCTAAGCCTATGATAGTCCATAGTGTGTATAAAGCTCGTCCTACTAGATTAGCTATTAATAACCCAGTTAAGGCGGATATAAAAAGTTTAACTCCTGGTACATTTTCTATAAAGGCTCTAGTCAGGCGCGCAAGAACAAGAATTACTTGAGCTACAACTGGTACGACAACAGCTAAAGCTCGTAAAATACCTTCTGCTATGATAGCTATTATAGGTTTCGCTGCATCATATAATATTTTGAAAGCCTTGCCCAACATCTGTAAACCACCTATAAAGCTTTGTACAGCAACATATAATTTAGGTGGAAATAAACCTGTAATAATTCCAATTAAACCTCTTTCACGTATTTCTTTTCTCATCGTCTCTAAGGCATCTCTTATTTTTTTAGTAGTACCACTTATACTATCGAAGAGACCTTTTGATAAAGCTCCTCCTATAATAAGCAAATCATCTTTTATAGTGGTAATCATTCCGCCTGTGGTTTCAGCTATAATAGCATTCATTCCTTTATAACGCTTATCCATGCCTTTTAAAATAGCACCTACAGCTGTTTCACCTGAAATACCTAATTTTCCTATATTAGCAACCTGTTCTTTTGTTAAATTCAATTCTTCTCTGAGAATAGTTCTAATGGGAATACCCGCCTCGGCTAATTGTCTTACTTCCTGCCCTGCTAGTTTCCCATTTGTTTTAATCTGACCTAAAGCCAGAACAATTCTATCAAATTTTTGTGCATCTCCACCCATGGCTGCCGTAGCATCGGTAATTGAGGTCATAACTGATTTTAAACTACGTGCCTCAAATCCCATTGCCAACATTCTTCTAGACATGTCAAGGGTTTGATTTACAGAAAAAGGTGTCAATGCGGCAAAGTCTTGCATAATATTTATAAATGTTGTTGCTTGTTCAGCACTGCCCATTAATCGAGTAAATGATGCTTGCGCCTGTTCCATACTAGAATTAAAATCAAAAACCGCTTTAGTCGATTGTTGAATATTTGTAAGTATAGCATAAAAAGTTTGTGATACTAGAATACCTGCTACTATTCTTCTAAAATCTTTTAATCCATTATTAATACCTGCAATAGTTCTAGTAACAGCACCCCCAGTATTTTGTATTGGGCGTAGCATATTAGTACCTACAGCATTATTTACGGCTGTACCTAAATCTCTAACATTACGTGCCGAGTTGCGTAAGTTGGCTCCCAGAGCCCCATTTACAGAGGCGCCCATAGCTTGGATATTTCTACTTGTATTAGCCATATTAGCATTAAGCCCAGAACCAAAAGCTCTTTCCATAGAATTACCCGCAGTTACCGCTGCTGCTTGTGCTCTAGATAAACTCTGCATAAAAGGCGTTAAGTCAAGGGAGAGACTTGACCACAAACTACCCACATTAAGTGACATAGCTTCTCCTCCTTATAAAACCTGATCTATATATCTTAAATTATTACTATTTGTCTTTTTTGAGTTTAATTCAATATGTTGTTTACTTAACAAATTTAATTTACGTGGGGTACAACTCCAAAAATAAGCTGGTGACATATTTAATAAAACTGTTCCCACGTAAAATAATAGAGGCCAATCCCAAGCACTACTGGTATCTGTTGATTTGTCAATCATTGCCTTTAGCCTTTTTTTTCCTCTTCTAATTCTGCTAAAGCTTTTTTATCTTCTTCTGTGTAAACAACTTTAGCAATCTTGATAAGATTATTTTTGATTTCTTCCTTAACAGCTAATACTTTTTGTTCTTTTTCTTCTTCAGGTAATGCTTTAGTTAAAGCCCTAGTCATTAAGTCTGTTACTTCTCCAATCATACTTGTATCAATCCAACTACCTACTTCATAAGGAGTCATATTGTATGATGTTGGTTCACCAGTTATTTCATCTATATTAGCTTCTTCATGGATAAGACCCGCCCATAAAATAACTTTTATTGAACCAATCTTACCTGTTTTTAATTCAGCCATTGCCGTCTCGACTGAACCATATCTATTTTCTAATTCAGCATAAGCATTTAAGTCATACTTAATAGTACGTAATTTTCCGCCCATTGTGATTTTTTGTCCATTTAGATTTTTTACATCGTTTACTTGTGCCATAGCCATTCTCCTTTAATTTGTTTTATTATATCGTAGTAAATTCAGCATGATTATGAGCTGCTAAAGCATTGCCATAAATATCTTTCACCGCTGTAGTAATATTTATACGATATTCTGTACTTCCAGTCAAATTTGCATCAGGGGTGATTGTTACTACTTCTCTAGCAGCATCAACCGCTAAAGTTATAGCTACAGGAGCACCAGTTGATACAACTGTAAGGAATATATTATCTGTAGTCAACGTTGATAAGGCCATAGGTTCATCAAAAGTAATTACAGGTTCTACATCAACAGCCACACCAACGGCACCATCCAATGGTGAAAAAGAATCAACTGTTGGTGGAGTACTATCTGATGTCTGTAGTGGGCTTGTAAACCAATTAGTACCCATTGAAGCTACATAATCAATATGATCTTCATCAATATGTCTTTCCCATTCATCATCTGAATCTCTTTTTACAAAAGAACCATTAATTGTTGGTGTTTGGAAATTAATAGTATCTCCTTTTGTTTCATTAGCTTGTTCTTGTAATTGGAATTTACCTTTAGCAAGCCAGGTATATCTATATTTACCATTAGATTTGAGGGATTTAAATCCTATTGCAAGCCATGGCGGTGTATCAGCTGCTTTTCTAAATAACACACCAGCACTTATAGTATGTCCTAGTATAGCTGCTTGTGTATCTAAGTCTAAGTCAGCAACATTGATTTCAAGATCAATATTACCTAAAGTAGTAGCTACTTCACTTGGGCCATCATCAGCAAACAGAGTTTCTGAATTTGTATTAGGATTAACATTAGCCATTATAGCGTTGGCTATTCTTACTGGAGTCGCATAAGTAGGCGTACCTCCAATTGGATCCGTTATTAGTAATGCATAATATAGATGTGATAATCCGATTTGTACAGACATGTTATACCATCCCTTCCATTAATTATTTTTTTTTTTATACTACTGTCGTGAAGTCACTATTAGTTATTGCCGCTAAACTATTACCAGCAATATCACGAATATTAGTAGTAAGCATTATACGATATTTTATACTATTTAGCAAATCATTTGTTGGCTGAAAAGTAACCACTAATTTATTAGTACTTAAAGTAAGAATACCATCTACAACTTCACCTGTATCTACTTTTGTTAAAAAGATATTTGATGCCCTAATAGTATTTAAATCTATAGGTTCATTAAAAGTACAAATAATTTGAGTATCTATTGATACATCAGTTGAATCAGCTAAAGGAATAATACTATCTAATATAGGTGCCGTATTATCAGCAATTACTGCAATATCAGTATTTGTTGTTATAGCTACATTAAAAGCATATGTAGTTTTAGGTAAATCTACTGATAATTTAAATGGTGCATTTTTAGGTGAAGTTAAAATTATTCGGCCCGAGGGTAATTCTGTAAAAGATTCTTCAGGACGCATAAATAATTTAAATAGTAAGTCACATTTACTTTTTGCTACACTAGCAGTTGTGTTACGTACAAATATTTGTACATAACGCACAGCAGCTTCATTTCCTTTAAGGGGTGATAATATAGAATCATACTCTTGTAATACTATTACATTATCCGGATTAACCGGAGAAAAATCTCTAAAAATATCAATACCCTCTGATGTAGCTAATCCTTCAGCTATTATCCAATCTACAAGATCTTTTAATAGAGTATTTATATTAAACACCTCCCTTTAAGAACGATAAAAACTACCAATACTTTTCTGAATTTTCATCTCATTAGACTTATTAAGAGCCGCCGTTATTCCTTCTCCTAATAGACTTACAAAAATGGGATTTACTTCATTTATAGCTTTTTCTAGAAATTTCCATGTAGTGCCCGGTTTACTTGCTACATTACCGACTGATTGTATCTCATGTACATCAACTGCATATGAATCAGTCCATTTAAAGGTTTTAGGATTTAATTTATTATATTTACCCCCATAACCTACATGAGCCACAACCTTATTAGGAAACATTTCACTTTCCATAAAAGCACTAGATTTTAAAGCACGTGTATCTACTGGAGTTTTATCCTTCGATTCTGAAAGAACTAAGTCAGCTAAATCATCTAAAGTATAATAAGCAGCTGTTAAAGCTATTCTACTTACCTTGTTAAGATTTTGCCCAAATGTTCTAAGTGATTTTTTATCCATAGAAAAACGTATTCTTTTATTCATATATAGATCACCCCGTAATCTAATATACCATTTCTTCTATAATAAAAGTCTCTTTTTAAAACGGGATAACTTTTAACACTGGATACTTCTATAATATTATCACCCTCAACCATTAAGGCTATATCATGCGAAGCAATAAAAACTTGAGTAGTTGAATATCTTTGCTCACCATTAACATCAGCTACTAGTTGTTGTTTTATAACAGGGTAACCTTTAAAAGCTACCGGAGTATCATAAGTCTTATCACCTGCACCTGAAATATTTATTAAGGCCTCCCACATATAAGGAGTTTGCATCATATCTCGAATTACTCCTGCATCCATAATTAATCCTCCGTATCTGAAGAAATATGATTACCTGGTGCATAATTCATCATATCAATATCAAAAATGACAGTCCCTTCAGGGGGTCCGGTATAGATAGGAAATCCTGTATTGCTAACACCACTAGATCTCAAATCTGAAGCTAATTGCTTGTATAGTTTCGCTTTCTGGCTAGCTTTGATTGAGTAAGGCCCTAAAGTATAATCTACCTTTCTAGCAAATTTAGCTGAAATAGATTCGCAACAAGCTATACTAGAAGCTAATACCGTGCCTTTCTGCGTTATAACATACTCTATTTCTTCATCTTGTAGCAGAGGATCATCAACATCAGTATCACCAATAGTGAAACGAACTTGATACAATGTACTAGTACTTAGTTGCGTTTCGTCATACGTGAATGCCATGAATTATCAGCCTCCTTCCAGACGTACCAGTTGGGGTTTAAGAAACAAAGGAACATATTGTCCGCGATGAATAAACCCCTCTTGATACTATTTACACTATTTGTTGTTTTTTGGTTTGTTAGATGCCCAAGGTTTTTTAGCAATTTCTTTTACGTCAGGATCTTTCCAAACTTTTTTAACAATTGGACTTACTTTACTATTTGTTTCTGTTGTTATTACTGTGGGAGCTTTAGTAACAACTTCTTTGTCCTTTAATTCACTCGTGTTAGGTATTTCTTCTTTATTCATATTTGGATTGGGTACCACTTCGACGATCTTTTCTGGTTCTTTAGAGTCATTTAACTCTACCTTAATTATTCGCCTAGAATACACATTTCGCGCACGATCTCTGTCGGTAAAGTCAGTGGGTAAAAATTCACCCACATCATAAACCTTCTTACGATGAAATACTTTACCACGAACTACTTGATAGCGTACTACCATTAAGCTACCGCTGTTGCGAAGAAAGCACCAAGATCAGCTGCAACAACTTTCATGTCCCAAGCCATTTCTCCTTCGATTCTTTCTGCTCCTTCACCTAATAGAGGTGTTGGGATTCTCATTATTCTACCGCCGTACGCGTTTGCTCCCATCAAGCCTTTCCATGCAAAGATGTATCCTGCTGTAGCAGTTTTTAGACTAGGTCTAGCTACTGTATAGCAAAGTAATGCTGATTTGCCGAAGACAAATCCCATTGAAGCATCTTGTCCTTTTTTAGCTGTGTTTTTAACTGCTCCAGCAATAAGGACAGTATCAACCTCAAACAACATTGCCAAAAGGTCTACAGATACAACACCCTTTTGTGTATATTTAATTCTGTCAAGGATGTCGGGATGATTTTTCAATGCATCGAACACTCTTTGACCAATAACAAGTTTGTTAGGTCTCTTTCCAGTTGTTTCTTGGATAGCTGTAGCTGCTTCTGTAACATTCTCAATCGGTGTTGAGCTAGCGTCATTCCATTGTAGGAATTGACCTGCTGCAGGAGCTGCTGCTACTCCATCATACTCAGTTGACCATACACCCGCTACAAAGTAAGTAGCTGCCCATGCAATTTCTCTTCTGAGTAACAATTTATCAGTTACAAAATCAGTAGCATCTGTATCAGGTGTTAATGGATCGTCACTATTCGCTCTATCCTCTTCGAAAACATCCTTATGGTACGAATATTTTTTACAGAAATAAGTTGGAGTATTGTCGATCTCATAATCTCCTCCAGCAGATTCCGTACCTAACGCACGCTCCTCTGCATCGTCTCTGAACCAATCTTCTTTTTTGTACATAAAGTATCTGTCAGATTGTTTCATAACAGGAACCATTGGGAATACTTTTGCTGCAATATATACAGATGCTTCATTCATGTACTTAACACTGATTTGTGTTAAGGCTCTATCTATATGTGTTTGTTGTCTTGTTGGCATTGAATTCGCTCCTCTCGTATTTTAATTGTTATTATTCATTTACAGCTAGTTTCAATATGATGATACCAGCACCATCAGCGAAAGCGTTAGCTGTATTGTTGATAGTTAGGCTAATATCTTGAACTGCTGTGAATGAGTTAAGTCCTGTTACAGCTGCTCCATCAATTACTTTACCTCTAGTGTCAGGATCAGTTCCTGCTACACCGACATCAAGTGTCAATACGCCACCAGTTGTAGGTGTTCCGCCGATATCAGGTGTTACTGTGAAAGTGGAATCAGCTGCATCTGTTGTAGGTGTTGTAGTTAAGAATTGAATTCCTTCAATAGTTCCTACAAACCCTGGTACGAATTCAGTCAAAATCTCAACATTATCCATTTCAGATAACGTTACTGGGATCTGGATATAAGTAAATCCTTCAGCAATTCCTGTTGTACCTGTTGAAGCTTTAATGGAGAGTAATACTGAGAAGATATCATCAGCAACAGCAGATTTCAATGCTGTACCTATAATAGCATCAGCACCACCAGCTGAAACAAATTTACCGTTAGCATCCATTGCTACATTAGCTCCAGCGGCAATATTACCCGCAGCTACACCAAATGTAACTCCTAGGGTCATAACACGAGCTGCCTCGCCACTTATCGGAGTATTCTGCAATACACCGACAGCGCTTTCGCCGTCTCCTGCAAGTACTACTTGACCGTTTGCGTCAAGTTTAACTCCATAATACCTTTTTGCCGATAAGTCTGCTGCGGCAATAAATGTTAGTGTTTCTAATGGAATTTCATAAGACATAAAAATATTCCTCCTTTTTACTATTAGTTTAAGATCCTTGCATTTCGTTTAAGTATTGTCTATAAAGTTCAGGTTCCTTTTGCATTGCAGCCTTTAAGGCATCTGGAAAAGTTACTTTTTCATCTTTAGCCATAATTGCTTTAGCTTTAGATTCAATAATAGTCCAAGCATCTACTCCTTCAGTACTTTTATTTGTACCATTAGAATTAAATACCGCTCCTGCTTCTGTTGTATTGTTAGTTGCTGTTAATAAAGCTTCTAACTTAGCAAATCCTTCTGCATCAGCTTTTGCAAAACCCATAAAAATTGGTGCAAATTCCTCAGCATTGATTGGAAGATTATCATAAGCTTTAATCTTATTAACAAAACCATCCAAATCTCTCTTATCTTGGATTTTTTGTAATTCAGTTTGTGCTTCTATTGCCTTTTGTTTTGCTTCTTCTACCATAGCTTTTATTTCAGGCGAAGCATTGACTAAAGGATCTATCTTAGTATCCTCTTCCTTCTTATTGGTTAGCTCTTTTAGCTCCCCCTCTAATTCAGTTACTTTGTTTTGTAACTCACTTTTTTCATTTTCTAATGTGGTTACCTTCTCAGTTAAGTCATTTTTAATCATAGACTTTATAACTGCTTGTTCTTCTTCAGACAATTTGGATAAAATTTTACTGATTGGCATCGAATCATCTCCTTCCTGAGTTTTTGTGTTGCTTTTATTTTGGAACAAGTTACTATTACGTAACTTCTCTAAAATTTTGTGTGGTATTTCTGTTAAATCAGTGTTAGTAGAAGCAACCAATTGATTCTGTGTATCAAATAGGATGCCGTCCGCAAATTTCATCTCAACTGCTTGTTTAGCATTCAACCAAGTTTCTTTATCCATTAAAGACAATAAATCTTCTTGAGACATTCCAGTTTTTAATTGATATGAATTTGCTATGCTCTTATTCCAGTTTTTTAATACTGCTGCATCATGCTCTAAATCTCTGTAGTCACCTGCACTACGTGATGCTGTATTATGAATCATCATCTGCGCTGTAGGAGACATCTGTACATCAGAGCATCCCATAGCAATTACACTGGCAGCACTAGCCGCAATACCCATGATACGACAACTAGTTTTACCTTTATATGATTTAAGTAATGTATATATTTCAGAACCCGCATACACATCACCGCCCCCAGAGTTGATTAATACTTCTATATCCTCTCCATCAGCTGCTTCTAAAGCTTCTTCAACATCCTTAGGACAAGTAGCTTCATATTCTAACCAATCATAAATCCATTTCCAGTCATTACTGATTATTGGCCCTTTTATTTTAATTGCTTTAGGCATATATCTAAGCCTCCTCTTTCTTCTTGTTATCACTTGATTTTTCAGAAGTATTTTTATTATTATCTCGACTTACTTGTCTTGCTTCATCATCCTCTTCAGCAATCGGTAAATTTGCAATCGATCTTAGGTAGTTTTCTAAATCTAAATCAGGGAATAATGGCATATTAGCACCAGATAATTTAGAAATATATTCGGATAATTCTTTCAAAGAAGGTGAATCAACTGGACTTGCTGTTATTTGTGGTAATTCTACAATTCCAGGAAAAACATTATAAGAGAATAATTTAGGTACCGCATATCTATTGAAGACTGAAACTATTCCTTGTACTTGAGCATCTAACGCAGCGGCTAATAGGCTTTTCTTAACTTCAGCCAAAGCGAAACTACCTACTTTATCTGCTCCTAACATTACTATATCTGCTAACATAGTAGTTGCTATTCTCTGATCATATCTATTGATAATTTGATTAGTATCAAACTGTCTATTACTAGCAGAACTTAATAAAGTAAGATCCCAACCAAAAGGAAGAACTATTCCTTCATTCTTGTCACGTCTGATATTCTTTACTAGTGCTTCTGCTGCATTTCTTTGAATAACTGCTTGTGCATTATCAGTAGCCCATATATCTACATTTTCCGGTGTTTTAAGAACAGGTAATCCTGCTAAATCTCTTTCAATACCTATACCTTCTATTTCTTCAATATGTTTCTTAAAATACCAAGGTCTATAAGCTCCTCTTAAGAATGAACGTCCTTCAGGATTACTTCTATTTGATGTAGTTCTAAAAAGTAAGGCTTTTTCTATTGGAATATAAGCATTCTTAGTTTGATTTACTGCCTCTTGATTCATACCCATTAAGTTTCCATCGTCTTTTTCATCAAATACCCAGCTAGACCATGATTCTTGTGATCGTCCTGAAATTCTTCTCCATCCTATACGACCATCTGTGTATTTACTTCTTTTGGTTGGGTCTTTAGAATCTCCTAAACGACGTTTATAGATAATTTCATGATATGCCCAACCGTATTCAAAATATGAAGTAATCTCATCAATTAATTCAGACCAGGTCATACTCATATCTTGGCGGCAAGATTCAAGAAACTCTGCAGCTTCTAAATCTATTTTAGAGTCAGAAGCCGGTTGAATACGCCAAGTTACTTTACGTATTAACTGACGAGAACATAATAAAATCGATGTAACTACTGGATCATTATGACTCATTTCCTTGTATATTTGCCCTGCCTTAGGCCAACGAAGATTAGTAAGAAATTCTTCATATATATTTCCACCCCATCTACTTAGCCCTGTACTACCAAGTTCAATAAAAGATGGATTGCTTTTTGCTTTACTGCTATTGGGATCGATTTCAGCCATCAATCTATCTTCCTTTGCTATCTGCTCATTGTCGCGCAATTGGTTAACCTCCCTTCTTACTTTCTATGCATAGCCCCGCATCCTACCAAAATAACCACTTCCTAATTCTTCTTCTCCGGTCCAATAAGAACCATCTTCACTATCTAAACCTAAAGGCATTCCTTGTATAGGTGCCTGAGCTAATTCTGTAAAACCTCCACTAAAGGCATCAACCATATCGTCATGTACTCCACCAGGAAAGCCTTCTAATTCATTAAAGAATTCATCTAGATAACGACATCCTTTAACAATTTTAACAAGCCCCTTATCGGACGCAGCACTAGCAATTCCTGCTCTTTGTACTTTATTACCTGTAGAGCGGACTCCATTATAATTATATCCTTTGAATAATGTTCTCATTTTATTATCAATAACTGCTATACCTGAGGAGCCAGGTTCTTGCTCTTCTCTAATAGTTACTACATAGCCATCAGATATTGCAGTATTTCTTTGTATTATTTCTGTATCTGCTGGTTTTTTCCTAACTCTTATTATATCCTCTATATAGTAAAAACCATTAGACTCACTTATAAGTAAACCAACAGTATAATCAGGGTCTCCCGACTTATTCTTCTTCTTTGCTTTTTCTTCATCAGTAGCTGCCATATCCCAAAAACGTACACGACGCCTGAAAGTTGGGGCCGAATCAACCATTTCAAACCAATTACGCTTAAACATATTACCCTTACGTAAAATTTCCCAATTACCATCTCGTAAACGTGCTCTAGTAACAGGATCTAATTCATCTAAAGCTTCTGCATACTCATCTTTATCTAAGTGTGGATTATCATCCATGCCTGCTGGAATATATACCATCTTAGGAGAAACTGTTTTAGGATTTACAAAACGATTAAAAACCCAAATACCTTGATCATCATCCGGTGGATTGGAAGCCGAACGTACACGTAATGGTACATTAGAACCTTTAAGCCTTCTCATACGCGAAAACATGTATTTATAACAATTGTAGATTATATGAGTAACTTCATCCCAGCCGATAAACTGATACTCACCACCCTGATAGTTATACTTATGATTTTCATTTTCCATATAACCAAATTGGAGGATTGACCAGATTTCTGTATGTGGTCCGTATTTACGTATAAAATCAAACTTCTTATTTTTATCATCCCATCTAACATCATCAAAACGAAAAAGCCAATCTTTAGCTCTATCTATCAAAGCTCCTGGTTTAGTTAAGTCTGCATATGTTTTACGAAAGATAATCCCTGCATAGCCTTTAATATCAACATACTGCAATCCAGCCATGAGTAATGCGTCACTGTTGTGTGTTGGAATTAATCTTGTACCACAAAGAAAAATATGCGATGGATGTTTAATCCTTATACATTTAACATCTCTTTTTCCTATATATTTAATAGAGCTTATTATGATTTTGTTACCCATCACTCTTTTTGGTAATCTACTCTTTTTACGTGTGAGTTTAAATACAGGCAAAAGAGTACTAAAAGTGGCTCTATAAGAGTTTTCCGTCGCTGTTGTACTATAAATTATACCTAGGGTGCTTAATAGTGTACATACATCATCAAATAAACGACATTCTTTTAAAGAAATCTCACAGCGCCCCCGAGCTTGGCAGTGACCCTCCGAATCCATTAAACCCTGCAATAAGGCTAGACGTTGTTTATGAGAGGACAAGAAAAATTTAGTTGGAATACACTTAGTTTCGGGACAAGATTGCCTATTTTCTTTTTTTGCTCGTAATACACCTAATCTATTTAATTGTGTTGTTAGTCCCTCTACTGTATATTGTAATTCCATACTTTCATATCTATTCAATGAGGGGAGATATTGTAGCATTTCTGTAATGTCTTCTTTTCCTATTGTAACACTACCCGTATGCGCATTCCCATCTCCTAACCAAAAACCAAACACATAAGGATCTATACCCAAATCAATAGAACTTCCTGTTGTAGGTAAAGAAGAAACAATTTTAACGCCTTCTTCCAATTGACATGTTGTATGAAGACTTTCTTTCCAATATTTCCTGTGTTTAAATTCAGTAGTTTTCCACAGGTGTTCTTTATCAGCAACAATCACTTCCCCATTATTAAAATGAAGTGCATAACAATCGTGTTGTTTCTGTACTTCTGTTATATATTCAATTTCCGTCCATGTGCCATCTAAGGCTAATACTTTATCATCTAAAGTTAATTTTCCTATAGTTGACCAACCACTATCCGTTAAAATAGGTGTTGTGAGACAAAGGGCCTTACCACCCCCAGCGGCACCTCCGAAGAAAGCTTCTTTATTATCTAACAATAGATAAGCAGCTTGTTTAGGTGTGGGAACATGAGGAATATATTTTGTCATTTTAGGTGTTAATAATTTTGCCAATTTCTGTATTTCTGAACGAGGGATTTTAGTGAAGTCAATATTAGCTACATCTAATGTGCCCTTCTGTAAAGCGAAAACTATATCTTTGATATCAACCTTATCTGCTACTTGGATTGAACTCACTAAAAAAACCTCCTTTTTTATATATATATAATAACAACTGTAGTTGTAAAGGTCCTGCAAATAGGTCCTTATTGTCAAGGTGGCTATGGCACATTGCACAACTACAGTTGTTTTTTTTTTTTTTTTCACGTACCAGGTGGGATAATCGCTGAGGAGAGGGGAGTAAAACTCCTCCGCGATTATTTTTGCAACAACATCTATTTAAAGTAGAATGGGGTAGGTTAACATATTTCTATTTCTCTTTCTTCATTTTGTTCTTCTGCACCCTCTCCATCTTTTTCTATATTTTGTTCCGTCGCGGATCTAAGTGCACCACTTTTATTGAGCACATGGAGGATTGAGGCCATTGTACCTGTATTTTTTAAGCCCCCCGTGAACTGCTGCTGGATATCTTTGCCGCCGTTACCATCGGCACTCGGAGTGTTGGCATTAATCGAAAGCGAATTTTCTACACTGTTGTGAGTGGCGGATTGAGCGATCTGGATATTGGTTTGGTGACTAGCAGCAGAACTGGAATGGCTTCCAGGCTTATCTCCCTGGAGACCTGCACTGATACGTCCATATTTCATGCCCACTTGAACCATATCTAAGGCTACTTTAGGTTCTAACTTCTCTTTATGTGCCTTTAAGTAATTAACTGCCTGCTCTAAGAGTTCATTAGAGAACTTTGCATGTTTGCTTTCTAGCTCTTCTGCATTTCTTTGCTTTTTCATTGCCAACTCAGTTGCTTTATATTTATCATAAGCTTTCACGCGAAAAGCCCAATGGTAGATTTTTGAAAGAGTAGAAAGTAACTTTCCAGGTACACTCACATTCTCAGCTAATTTAGCAATTGCTCTTTGGTTTAGATGGGTATCATTATAGTATTTCATATCACGATATTCTCTAAACAATTTATAATAGCCCATTTTTTCTCCATCTAGCCTTTCCCAGATAGGTAACCCAAGTACTACTGGGTAACCATCCTCTATGTCAATAGGAATTTCAGCTGCCTCTAAGGATTTTTCTGGTATATCGTCAGTTGTTGTACAATAAGGAGCACATTCCGCGATGATTGTAGGGTCAATGTAGTATTTAGGGATACCTGCTAGCGCACCAGTTGGGTGTAGAGGAGCTTGTTCTTGTAACTCCGCGATGAAGGTTGCAAGCTTATTCTGTGATTTTACCAATCCATTCTCTTGCCATTCTAAAACAGCTAAACCTACTTCTTGCATTTTATATCACCCATTTCTATCTTTGTTTATTGTTTATTGTTTATTGTTTATTGTTTCTATCTTTGTTTATTGTTTCTATCTTTGTTTATTGTTTCTATCTTTGTTTATTGTTTATTGTTTATTGTTTATTGTTTCTATCTTTGTTTATTTTTAGTTCTATCTTTGTTTATTGTTTATTGTTTATTTTTTAGTTCCATCTTTCAAGGCCTTAAAATAGTCCTTTTGCTCTATATTAATATAATATTCAGAGACACAATGTTTTTAACTGCCTTTTGATTATTTTTTACTTATGCATGTCTCCGAGACCTTAAATTTTTTGTTGTTTTTTTTTTTTAATTTACCTTATAGAACTCGACGAGATCCTTCGACGATCCTTCGACGATCCAACCCCCAGTTGATCCTTCGACGGTTGATCCTTCGACGAGACCTGGGAGGGGTAGTATCGAGTACTTACTCGAACATATGCTTTCTTAAAAACGCCAGATTTTAACATAAATAACTCGATATAAGTTATATTATATCGAGTTATTTATTTACTTATTTACTTATTTATTTGTTCTTATTTAACACACTCCAAACCATGTTATAACAAATTTTAAGTTCTTTACATATTTCGATTTTACTTTTTCCGTCGCGATGTAATTTAAGTATAATGTCTTTTTTACTTTCATTTTTAACTTTAATTATGTCTTCTTCGTTAATATTTCCCTTCAATATTTCATTACTAATTACATTATAAACGAAATTGTATCTCACGTTCATAATTTCCGATATTTCTTTCACATCCAAACCATTTTTAAATAATTCTTTCATTTTCGTACTTTTGTTAAGTGTTTCATCGTTTATTACTTTTTTAATTACTTTTTCGTTTCTTTCGATTCTCATTTTCATACTCATGATAATCACTCTTCCTTTCTAAACTTAAGTTAATGTTTCTCTCTTATATATATATTATACTATATTACGAGATAAATGTCAACTTTTATTTTAAGTTTTTTCGGAAGTATTTCAATGGGTTTTGTGTGTTTTAGTTACTATTTAACTGGTTTACTTGGATATGATTCAGTTTGTAACACAAATGAAAGAAATCTAGTTAAATCCGCTCAACTTTCGAAATATTTAATTTATTTTTATCGAATTTAACAGGTTAATATCTTACGTCAAAGACTGATTCCACGAAAATAATTAACCCCCCTACGGGTGGGGGGTATACAAATTAGGACTTTAATTATTTAAGGTAAATCCTATATCCACGTAAATAATTTACCCAGTACAAACGAACATTTTTTAAGGGAATCGGAGATTCCACGGTAAATTTTAAAGGTTAATTATTTACCTAGATCCGCACTTTTACCTTAAATATTAACGCCTGGCGCCACCCCGGCCCGTCTCCGTAGGCCCTATTAAAATCCACCCCCTCGAGGCCCGACCGGGTCCCCCCGTATTAAAACGCCCGCAATTGCCCTATTAAAACCCAACACTTCGCCCTATTAAAACGTTCAGGGTTATCTTATAATGGGGCTCGGCAGAGATGGGCCAGGCACTAGCGGCCCGACCTTGTGTTCCAGCCTAAACCCCATTAAAACGCCCTCGTTCGCCCCATTAAAACGCCCGATCCTGTACTATTAAAACGCCCATTAAAACACAAAAAAGAGGCCCTATAGAGGCCCCTAAAACTAACCTAATAGTATTCTTTAATTGTGTCCCATACAAACTTTACTGAACCCTTCATTCCTAATATTCTTTCCATATCTTCACCCAACTTTAATGGTGCCTCTATACCCCATAGAAACAGTCTACAGTAACTACTCAGATCTTCTATCGGTGTTCGTAACTCGACATTATTTATTCTCTGAAATATTCCACCCACTAAGTAATACACATGTTCTATATCAGTAGTATCAACAGTTAGGTCCTTCGCATTTTCCCAATAGTCTCCCAATATACGTTCTAACCCCAACCTATTCTCATTGTTAAACAACCATCTCTCTATGTACTCCAACTGACCCCGAGCATAAAAACAACCTATAACCGCCGATGAATGTAAACCACTATCATTTCTCCTAATTACGAACATATTAATACTCCTCCTTTAATCTCTCACATTGATCCCATCGATACATCTTCATTTCCCCCGTACTCTTAGAAAGTGGAAAATAGACCATTACTTGAACTACTCCATCATCCACCCTACTTGCCTGCTTGTACCCGAATGTATTATATCTAACATCATCCGGATCAATGATACATACTACTTCGCCCAACTTCTTGGGACACTTCCATCTAACCACATCAATACCCTCCCACCTATTTATATATATATATACATAGAGAGACTCTCTATATTATTATTATATATCGGTTTAATGGGGGAAAGCAAGCGCGGAAACAAAATAAAATTATCTAGACTCCCAATGGGTATGTGAGAGAGGGGCCATGCAGGCGCCCGACTAGTGTCGCTAGGGTAGAAACAGTTAGTAAGCCCAACTCCGCCGTGGCCCGACGTGCTATGCCTACCACCTATCAAAGCCCTTTAAAACTTCTTCCCTTGGACGTCTTTAAAACACCCGAAGGGGGGTTTGCGCACCAGGGTGGTGATAAAACTCCCGAAGGGACTTGTCCGCCGCGATAGGGGCCCATAGGAAGGATACCATCTCAGAAAACTTGGATGAGGATCCACTAGCGGAAACTTTTTTTAAAACATTGTGTCCCGGGGTTGCTTTCCGAATACCTTTTATTATATAATATAAGTATAGTAAGTATAAGATACTTACAGGCGTCTTCTAGACGTAAAAAAACATAGGAGGTACGATAGTATGAAGAAGTTAGTCGAGAAAGTAATGGAAACGAAAGAGCAGGGGATGGTTGTAGAAGCGAAAGACATGAACAAGAGTGAGAAAATCAAGGCGCTGTTTGAAGGAGGTCTAGAGGTTAAACAAATTAGTTTATTACTTGGGATCAGGTACAATCATGCGTACAATGTAATTCAGAATCATGTTATAGTCAATGGGATCGAAGTAATTAAATCGGAAAGAGCGGGTTCACCAAAGAAAGCGGAAGTAGTTGCGATATTAGAAAATGGAGGTAAGTTGATAGACGCTGCGAAAATGACTAAATCATCATACAACTATGTATGGAAAGTATCGCAGGAACTAAAGAACAAGGATTTAGATAAGGATTTCGATGAGATGTTCGAGCAGGAACTTAAGATACTGGAAGAACAAAAGAACAATCCAGCAATACAGGACGCTATAGAGGAACATAAAAAGTCTTTGAAGAAAGGAAAGAAGGGGGTTTAAAACCTTCTTCTTTATTTGGGTGATTAAAAATGGGATATAGTAGAGAACAGATGTCTGTTCTAGTAGAACAGGTTAGAAGAGGGTCGTCTATTTTATTAGGTGAAGCAGAGGATGTAAAACGTTTGGATAATTGGGTAAGGGAGTTAACAGACGGGAAAGAAGTAGTACATATAAATGTTCGAAGTGATTACTACGAAGCAACCATAGGATGTCGCCTGGATAAAACCCAAGATGTGTACGTTTCCTTGGATGCTGACCATATTGTTCATTTGAGATCGGTTTTGAGTTATCAACATACTTCACTTTACCGTCAGATTAGACTATTTGAAAATTCATTAGGGGAGTTAGAACAAGATCTGGAGGATGTACATCTATTAGAACGTAAGATTGCTGTAGAACGTGTTACTCGACAAGATATGGAGACTTTAGAGATGATAGAGAATGAGTTGGAAGAAATACATAAGCCAATATAGTTAGAACAGAAAGCATGGCCCTAAGAGGGTCATTCTTTTTACCTCAAACTCGGCTGCCTACGTCGGGCCTCCAGGGGGGGGGGGAAAGAAGAAAAAGACACCGGGAGGCTGGCTAGGCCATCTCCTTTGGCCTTTCCCTTGTTCTCCCCCCTTTGTCCTTGCCAGCATCCCAACCTCTGTGGATATTACTACGCTTACCGACACGCATAGGGGAAGTCCCATAAAACGCACGCGCCCGAACAGTTTTCCAAAATAATGGTTTTTTATTTTGCACTAGTTTTTTAAAATTTGAGAAAATTTAACTGCGGCGGGATGAGGGATTTCTTAAAAACAAAAATCTCGCAAGAGAGGGGCCAGAGAAATGACTCTATAAGTCGCTTTGAAGCATGTTTTTCTGTCTCCTGCGAGATCGGGATCAGATCTGAATTTAAATATATATTTTATATAAAAAAAAAAAAAAATCTGCTTGGGGTATTAAACGTTAAATATTTACGTTGTCTCCTATTTTATATTATATATAATTTTCTATAAATAAAAATCCCTTTTCCCGATTTATCTTAGAGAGACTACTTATAGAACAAGGAGACAAATAGTTCTCTCCTAAGGGATTTTGAAGGGATTTAAAAAAATCATGATTAAACCGGGGAGAGAGGCTGTAGAAACGTTAATTTTTTACGGAGAGAAAATAAGGGCCGGTAGCATTTTTTTTTTTCATTTTTTAAAAACTCAATAATTGAGCTCAATAATAACCAAAAAATCGGGATTTTAGGGCTCGAAATAAAAAACAGCTTCGTTAAATTTTAACGTTCTCTCTCCATTTCATCAACTCTCTCCATCAATCTCTCCATTCTCCATCAATCTCTCCATATTTCAATTGCACCACAACTCCACCTGGTACGTCCGCTCCCTCCTCCCTCCTCCCTCCTTAATTACTGTAGTCATAACAACTTAAATCGCCATAACCTAATATGAAGTCTGGCCTTCTTTGATTTGGTTGTGGGCAGATATATGTACACCTACTTTATAATTAAACTGCTGCAGCTTATTAAATACATCTAATCGATCACGCATATTCAGTAGTATGTTTAATAAGTCTGTAAGAGCTTTAGTTGTTCCCCATTAAGTATATTTGTTTTTAAATCGTAAGTACTATTAAATCTAATTTCTACCAACTTTCCCATTATACTTACCTCCTAGAATTTTTATTCTTCGTCATTCTCATCTCTTGCTGCCAATGATAATTCAATCTCCGACAGCTTATAGTATTGTGTTCTAGTTAGATCCTCATCTATTATACCTAGTAAAACATCACCATCAGGTAGTGCTACTGCCTCTTCGATATAACCATATTGATATGAGATGTCTGTGTAAACATTTTCATCTCTATAACAGCGTTCAATCTCAAATGGAGTAAACATTTTCTTATACACCATGAAACTAAACAAATCCTCTGAATGATCATATAAAAATGTCTCTAAATCTGTCACCATATAATTTCACCTCCTTTCATTCGTCTTCGCACCAGTTGGTATTAATTAAATACATGTAATTCCTGTCCGCTCTAGTAACACCCTTTACTTAATTAAATATGTGTAGTTGCTCAGAGGCTCTAGTAATACCAACATACATAACTTTTCTTTCTTCATAGTTCCTTATGTATTTAGGTACTTTTAAAGGAAAATTACCATACAATATCACATTTTTGTTTTCAAGACCTTTAGCAGAATGCACAGTCATCACCTTAACTTGATTTGATTTCATCGTCTCACGCAACTCTTCTAAGGTTAACTCCGCTCTCTTAATAAAACAATAATCGATTTCATTGTCATCCAACAGATCCGCAATAGCATAGGCTTCTTTATTCGTTCTCGTTAGGATAAACCAATCTCTCCAAGAATCCTTGTTTCTCTGCAATAAAGAAACTAACATAGCAGTTTTATTTTTAGAGTAGACGCAAATATGACCATCACTACTTACATTGCACACATTAATTGCTTTCTCCGTTATATTAGGAACATCAGCAATAATTTGCAAACCTAAATCAACAATTTCCCTACAATTACGATAGTTGTTTTCCAAATAATATTTTCGATATGAATCATCTCGTAATAGAGAATAGAAGATACCAACATTACCACCTTTGAAACCATAAATAGCTTGCCAGTCATCACCTACTAGAAAATAATTCTGTGCATTTAGACATTTTATAAAGGCATATTCCAGTGTATCTATATCCTGCAGTTCATCCACTAATAGATGTTCTACTCTCGCGCCTAAGGAAGTAAAGTACGCTGTAGAGTGTTTCAAAAGCTGCTCAAAGTCTATAATATTATCTCTTTTCATAATCTGTTTAGCCATCTCTGGGCACCTTATTAAGATATTCAATTCAGATGGCAACAAGTACTCCGATAACTTTTCCTCAGGAGCCAAATTAAGACTTACAGCTTTCTGTAAATCCATATAACCAAGCCAACGCTTAAATGTCAACCCAGAATGCTGAGGCTTACTAAGGATTTCCTCGTAAATCAATTGTCTGGAAGTTTCAGTCAAAATAGTGTACTTCTCACCGCTACTCTTATAAATCCTATTAGCGAAAGAATGAATTGTACCTATAAACATATCACCAACAACTGGTACATGTTGTAATCGTTCTCTAATCTCCTCCGCTGCAATATTTGTAAATGTAATCGCCACGATGTTATGAGGTTCTACACCCTTCTCTAACAGATGATTAATCCTCTCAATCAAAACTCTTGTTTTTCCTGACCCAGCTCCTGCAACCACAAGGATCCGATCAGCTTCACTTTTAACAATCTCACCCTGGTACGTGTCTAAGTTTATCTTAGCCTTTTGAACTACTAAATCTCCCATTATTTTTCTTCCTCCCCTAAATAATCTTCTGGTTTAATTAAGCCACCTCTACTCAGAGCAGTTACATAATTAGTAACTTGAATCTGCGCTTCTCTCGAGTAACTACAAAAACTTAACCATCGAGTTAAAATATTGTATTTTTCTTCAAGAGTAACACCCTTCATAGAAAGCCTAATATTCTGCCAACTACTATTTTTTATTGCTTCGCCTATCTCACTCCTAGACAACTTACCAAAGTATAACTTTTTCCAATCCATAGTACACTCGCCTCCTATTATTTACTTCTTTTATATTATTCAATGCCATAAAGCCATTGCATTAAAATCTCTAAATGTTTAATCCTACCCATCAAAGCGAGATAGACTTTAGGTGTTATTGGTACTTCAACATCTGGTTCTCCATAATCTGCTGCCATCTTATATAGATGATCTAAGTTATAATCTAATACTTTTAGAACATCAATTCTTTTCTTTACAGACATTTTGAAGATAATATCTTTCGCCTTGATAAAAGTGATTGAACATACTTGTTCGAATGTAATCGATTCAGCATGTTTATCTAAATTGAGATTCAATATTTGATTTAATTCCGCCTCACTTTTCTGCAACTGGGCTTCATATAATTCGAAATCATCATATAAAGTATTTAAACCTAATTCAGCACATTTCTTTAATATTTCTGCTTCATTATACATTAACAAACCTCCCATATATTATTTAATATGTATATTAATATTATATAATATTTTTAAGATAACAACAAGCGCGGAAATATTAAGTACCTTGAGCTATGATGGTATATTCAAGAGCTGATTCCTGATAAACCTCACTGTTCTTATCAACAATGAGATTCTTTACAAATGTTTGTCCAGATTTACCATTAATATGACCCTTTACTTTCTCATACCCAGCATCCCCTATACGTTCCGCAAACTTCTTCTTTCCTACAGGCTTTACATGGGAAATTCTAGCCCATTCTAAGTAGATGGCATATAAAGTAAATATTCTAGTACCCACTTCTTCCTCATCAGCACGACACATCTCATTAATAAATTCCATAACACTATCATTAGAGGCTCTATATTCAACTGTATTTTTTGTCAACTCGATACTTTTACTAAAAACATCATTTTTATTCAAACGCACCAACCCCTCAATCATCCAATTAAATATACCAGTAGTTTCTTCTGTCAAATCAGATTCTATCTGACGTGCTACCTTAGCCGATGTAGCAAAGGTCTGCTTAAACTGAATAAATATCCAACGATCATGCCAGGCTAAAGTAGTATCAGATACTTTTGGAGTTTCCTGCGCACTATAAATGAATTTAGCCACATTAGTAAATTCAAAGGCATTAGTACCTTTATATTCCGCTCTCACAGTACCTCCTGCAATCAAGTTCTTAATAATACTTGTATCTTTTGTAAAGGATATCGTCGTATCATCATGTATATTTACTAATGCATCCTTTAATGCCGCAGGCCCAAATCTAGTAGATAAACCATCGTAAGATAATGATGAACAATGCTTACCAAAAAGTTTAAATAAATATTCTAATAACATAGACTTACCATTTCTTCCCTTACCATATAGAAATAAAGCTTTTCTAAATCGTGTACTAGGAACTAAACAGTAACCTAAATATTCTTGTATAACTCCTTGTGTATCAGTATAAGGTAACCAATCCGCAAGGTATTTTTTAAATCGAGGGCAATCAGCCTCTGGATTATATTCAAAATCAAAAGATAATGTTGTACGATATGTCGGATCCCAAGGAATAAGTCTACCAGTGCGCCAATCTAACATGCCATTTTTTAACACAATATATTGACTAAGTGCCTCAGCATTTCTACCTATATCAAAAGAATTAGCTGCCGTAAATGCTGACGTATGTAACTCTTCGTAAGCCTTTCTAACTTCAACTATATAACTCATCTTATCCCAAGAAGGATGTCCGTGCTTAGGATCAGTTATAACTCTTCTTATATAACGATGAATTATGTTAGGATCAAAAGAACCAGACCAAGGACCCTTATCTGTTTTAGCAAAATAAAATATCTTAGAGCCTGGATCATATGCGATATGTATATTATACTCATTTATGATTATATCCCGTACAACAGCAGCCAATTCAGACGCTTTAAAAGCAGGCTTATCAGCATTAGCTTCTTTAAACTTAGCATCTTTCATCTGTTCTAAGTCAAAGAAATAATTAACTTTCTGTGTTATAGCCTCTTTCTCTAAGGGAGGATCACACCATTTAGTATTATAATCTTGACATACCTGCATCAGAGTATCTTTCCCTAATAAGCGTAATTCTCTTTTAGCACAAAAATGACCCACAATTGAAGTCATAGTATTGTCTCTTTGACCTTCAACTATAGGTGTGTTTAAAATACTTTCATCAATCTTCAATTGATTACCAGATTTACCCTTTTGTAATTTAACCTTAGAAGCCTCTACTACTTGAGGAGCTTCAGTAGCTATAAAATCCATTTGGCAAAATTCAGCCGCTACATCATCTAAAGGGTCTTGCATAAGCGGAACTTCGTAAGTAACTTCTTTACTCTCACTGGTACGCTCCGAGTCATCTATGATTAGATCCATTAACCATTGAGGTGCTGTAGTACAATCCATATCCCAAGGACTATGACCTTCTATCCAAGTATAAATATGTCCTTGGTGATGTATAGAAGGTGGTAGCACAGTTTGCTGACCATCACAGAGTAAAGCACATTCTTCATGTTTTATTTTGGCATCGGCTTGTTTATACTTTCTAGTTTTCGTACCAGGTGGTATTAAATAAAGCAATCGCTTCCCCGCGCTGGTTGAAAATTCCCACGTGTCAGGTACCTCGCCTTTAGACATTTCTTGTAAAAGCTGAGATCCAATCTCACCATCCACATCAATACCACAATAACCAGAAGATGATCCTAAAGGCATACCTATATTAAACTCTTTAAACTGTTGTTGCCAGGACATTAAATGTTCTTCTGTGGTTTCATTATGTGTTTGCCAGTTTTTAATTAAGGGCATTTTACCTGGACAGCGACACATCTGCTTATGTCTAGGAGATACATTTATATGCGTATCCGGACATAAGGGTATTATAGGAAAACCTAAATCAACTAACTTTAACACTTCTTCCATTATTAGCATATACACTCTCCTCAGTCGTCATAGTTCCAAATACATTCCTCGGCTGACTTACTTTCATGAAATTCTTCGAATCGGGGGTGTCTCGGAATACCTGCTTCCGTTTTTTGCATATATGTTACTTTAACTACTCTATTAAGGTATTTATTAGGATCTTCTGATATCTCTTTGCGTGTTTTTTCATCTAAACCTGAGCATGTAGTTATTTGTGTAGCGACTCCGTTTACCATAGCTCCTAAACATAGAGCACCAATCCAACCATGGTAGTGATATTTTGTTACAGGTGAAGATACTCCATTTATATCGAGCCAATATGGCCAATTCTCAGAAGCCCCTTCATAAATTACTGTAGGAGGCATGTATCCTATAATAAAAAAGTCTGTTTCGTCATGTATCTTATCTTTTACCCACATCCACATAGGTTTCTTACCCATAATATAAAGACTATTAATATTTTTCAATACTACACCTTCACCACCTAATTCTATTATTGCATCTCTGAACTGTCGTTTGTTCTCACTATGTTGTTTTGTAAGATGTATATATTTTTCTAATCCAGTACCTTTAATGTGATTATCATAAAAATATTCTAGCAACTGTCTCCTCTTTTGTAGCGTATAATTTACTAACCAGGTTCCTTTTGGAGTACGTAACATATCCCATATAACATAATGTATAGGTCCATTTTTATTCTGGAAGGATACAGCTGTTTCCGAACCTGCTCCTGTTACTCTTGTACAATATTGACTTGTTTTACCTGGATAATACATCTCACCATCTAGTATCAAATTAGGCATTCCTAATGAGACAAAAAAATCTCGCTGGAGTGGGAAGTTATCCGTTTTTTCATTATGTTCTGTACTAAAGAAACGGCAAGCTATCATTAGATAGTGACATCCATCGAGTTTATCTTCAATTACGTAATCTGGTGAATCATATAAGGTATCTAACTTAATTAGATGTTTAGCATTGTCTTTATTTATTGAAGCTGGTTTCATTACATCTAATTTAGAAACAAAATCATTTAACCGTTCATCTGTCATTAGATTTCCTCTCCTTCTTTTTCAATTGGATCTACATAAAGTCTTAAAGCGTGCAATAAAGCTTCAACAGAAGTCTCTTTTCTAGTAGCTGCTACGGCTTTGAAAGTCCAATATAAATCTACAGGAACTTGACCACCAACCATCCTAGTTTCTTGTTCTTTTTTATTTTGAATCAACATATAATAATTACCTCCTCTACGCTTCATCAATTTATATTTATTTACATTATATATTATTATAATATTCATTTTGACTTTATTTTTAACGGGGTAAATTTTTTTAATTTTGGCGCTCACAGGATATTACAGCATACGCTAAATACTTCCAAGGCTTATAGAGACGGGAGGAGCTGCGCCACGCTGGTTTGCCATAAAGGGATAATAAAAATTTATATTTATTTTTTATTTTCCTCGTCAATAATAAAATAGTTTTGGATATTATATTAATATAAGTCAAAATATAAAAAGTATTTAAGAGGAGGAAATGATGATGTCAGATGAAATGGAAAAAGAATTTGAAAGTAACGAAGAAGAAGTAGATACGAATACGGAGGGTACAAATGAAGATAATGTAAAAGATACAAAAATCTTTAAGCTAGAAGATGGTACAGAATGTTCTAAAAGTGCTTTTGTTAGGGAACAGTTTACTAAATTTAATAAAGGCAGAAAAGACATAGCAGAGGAATTTAATATCCCTTACAGAACAGTTTATGGTGCTACAGTTAATATGGAAAATGAGGCGGAACCAACTTCAAGAGGTAGAGGTTCTTCATTCAGTAAAATTACTGTTACAGAGGATGGTGACCTTGTTAATATAAAAGAAGGAATTACTTATATTAATGGCATCGCAGTAGAAGAAGGTACAGTAGTTGAAACAATGGATGTAGATAGAAATGAATGGATTAAGGAACAAGTTGAAAAAGGAGTTAGTCGGGCAGATGTAGCTAACGCACTTGACTTAAGCTATGGAGTTGTTTATGGCCTAACTAAAGATTCTTCAGGAGGAAGACAAAAATATGAAATTACTTTAGAAGATGGCACTACAATCTCCAGAAGTGAATATATTCGTAAAAAAGTTGCTGAAGGTATGTCTAAAGGAGATATTGCTAAGGAACTTCAAGTAGAGTATTCAGTAGTATGGCAAGCAACTAAAAAATTAAAGACTACAGAAGAGAAATTCTTCGATGCAATTAAAGCACTTGAAAAGTTTTATGATTGTGTTGAAAATCCAGAATTGCTAAGTACAGCGGTAGAATCTTTAAACAATGTAGTAGTTATAGATGCTGATGTTGTAAAAGAAACTGAAATACCTGAAGATAGTGAATAGGTAATAAAATAAAATAAAATAACATATTACAAATATAGCTGGGAGATTATCTCCTGGCTATATTTTACTTTTACATCGGAGACAATAATATTTCATAATTCAAAGGAGATATCCATGACAGAACAAGAAAAGGAAGCCCTTAGACGGGTTAAAATATCCAATGTAATATTAGAGGATGCTGATACTTATCTAAAGACACCTGATATTTTACCTAAAGAAACTATTGAAATACCTGGGGGGTATAAAAAATGCGGCGGCTGTAAGAAAATTCAGAAGTTCTATCTATTTAATATAAACAATAGTGTTCTAAATAAATGTACTGGTAACTGTAAAGAATGCCAGAAAAAAGCCGCAGTAGCTTCTTATGAAAGAAATAAAAAGAAAAGAGACTACAAGAAATACTATCAGGAAAATAAAGAAAGGAAACAGGAGCATGGTAGAAAATATTATGCTGAAAATAAAGAAAAGATTTTAGCCACGCAAAAGAAATACCATGTATCCTCTGCAGGTAAAAAAGTAATGCAGAAAGCCCATTTTAAAAGAAGAAAAGCCATAGCTAATAATAAAGGAATTTTATATAAAAGAGAATGGGTCATTGATCGCGATAAAAATGAGCAAGACAAACCTGTTTGTTATTTATGTGGAGAAGTTATTGAATTTGAAAGAGATATACAACTAGATCATGTAATACCTATAGTATTAGGAGGTTCTGATTGTTTCACTAATATAGCCTGTTCTCATGGTCTTTGTAATCTACGTAGAGAAAAAGATGCGAGAAGATTAACTACAGCTCAAGTAAATGAAATCATAGGCCGAGCAGAAGCATACATAGATTCCCATCCAGAACTATTTGAATCTCGATAAAAATATCAATCTTGTTATTAATATTAAAATATTATATAATAATAATATAGATATTGAATTACGATTACATGATGAGAGGTATTTTAAATGTCAACATACTATGAAAGAACACAGAATCTGTTCCAAAAAATAATAATAGATCCAGAAAGGCGTCAGATATATCGAAATCAGATAGTAGAACTTAATTTACGTCTAGTAAATCATATTCTCAAAAAATATAAACCGTACACAGAAGATCAATATCAAGTAGGTTGTATAGGTTTAGTTTTAGCCGTAGATACCTTCAAAGAAGATAAAGGTGTTCCATTCGCTAACTATGCGTGTTTTTGTATAGAAAGAGAATTACATAAGTTAAATAGATACCAGAATACTTTGATTGAATTTACAGAATCTGATAGATTTTTATGTCTGGATGCTAAGTGTATAACTAAGAGTGGGGAAGAGTTTAAAGTATCAGAACGTATAGCTGATATAAGAGCTTCGGAGGATTTTGAACAATTACTAGGTGAATATGATTTAGTAAATTTATTTGATGAAGTAATTAAACCCGCTATTAATCACGTAGGAGCACATAATAAAAGCCAAAAGTTGAAAATAGATATAGAAGTTTGGAAAGAACTTGAATTACGATATTTATTGGAAATATCACAAGGTTCTCAAAAGATGAGGTTTAATTTATCTCAGATGGCCAAATATTTAAAAACATCAGTTCAAAACGTAAGAACTAGGCATTTACGAGTAATACAATATATAAAAAAGACATGTAAAAGAGAGGGATTCAAAGAATGAGTCAGTTCTATGATTTATTACAGCGCGTTAGAGGAGAACAGAGAATACCTAAAACATTATTATGCTTAGATCCAGGTGAAACAACAGGATGGAGTATTTTTCATGAAGGTAAATTAATTGATTGGGGTCAAAGTAAGACTGTGGAAGATGGTAATATTATTTGGAATGAAATACAAATGCTTTTTTTGCATTCACAACCCAGTCATATACTGTGTGAAGATTATCGAATATACCAACATAAACTTGATAGACATTCTTTTAGTCCTGTACTAACATTAAGAATTATAGGAGGTATTGATTTACTAGCAAATCAAACACATATAAGTATCAACTATCAAATGGCTTCACAAGCTAAAGGTTTTGTCACTGATGATAAGCTTAAATTATGGAATTTCTGGCAATCAGGACAAAGACATGCTAGAGATTCAATAAGACATGCTTGTTATTTTTTATTGTTTTATAATAAGGGTAAAGATATAATATAAGAGAAGGAGAAAATATTATGATAAAAGTAATTAGTAAAAAGTATAGTAATTTAACTATGACACCTAAAGGCTGTTTTGCTTCTACTTCGTTTTTTAAAGGGGAGTATATAACAGATGAAATTGACTTTGTTAAAATATGGGATGTTGAGGGGGTTAGAAGTAATCTTACGGTAGGTAATAACACATTAATAGGTGCTGTATTAGGTGGTATAGTAGGAGCATCAGCAGCTGCCATATTAAGTAATAATTGTACTACTATATGTTGCACTATTTATCTACGTAATAAAAATTACTTCGAAGTAACTACAAATAAAAAAGACCTGATAAAATTCCTACTAAAGTTTGTCTGTAAGGGGAGGAAATACTATGTCCAAGGACGTGCTATATAATATTCTGCGTCCATACCAACAAGAAGCCTCGAATTTTCTATTAAGTAGAAAGAAAGCATTGTTATTCGACGATATGGGTATTGGGAAGACCCTCACAGCTTTAATTAGCGTAGAGAGAAGCTATCCTGTAGAGGAAACAAGACATACTCTAATACTATGTCCTACAAATGCCTTATATGTTTGGCATGAGGAGATAAAGAAATGGTTGGATAAAGATGCATTAATCTATACTGGTACTAAACCACAACGTAAGAAGCTATTAGTTAAGCATGACTCTTTTCCGTACCAGTATGTGATTTCTACTTATGGTATGCTCCGCGAAATTTCTGAGACCTTTGTAAATAATAAATGGCATGCTATCATAGCAGATGAAATACATGTTAGCGCGGCGGGCTTACTAAACCATAAAACACAGAACTACAGTAATTTTCGTAAATTTGTTCAAGATATTGAATTCGTTTTTCTTCTTACAGGTACACCAATTCGACAAGGAGTGATAGATACATATGCTCCTCTCTCGATAGTAGCTCCGGATAAATTTACTAGTTATTGGGTCTTTGTAAATCGTTATTGTGTAACATTACAAACACCTTTTGGTAAGAGTATAGAAAGGGCCCCTAAAAATATAGAAAGTTATCGAGCTACTATGAGGCATTACATGATCCGTAGAACTAAGTCTGAAGTATTAAAGGATATGCCGGCTAAGCAAAGGCAGATAATCTATGTAGATAAAGATAAGGAGCAAGATAGTATCTACTATGAATTATTAGATAATATGATGACGACTTATACAGATACACCTATTTTAACACCTAATACTATGGTTACCATGCTTAGACTAAGACAACTCCTAGTTTGTCCTAAATTACTAGACCTTAGCCTTTCTTATGGGAATGCCCTAAAGACTATAGGTGAGATGGGTCAAACATTATTGGAGAATGGGGAGCCTTTTGTTATATTTACTCCTTTTAGAGAGGCTATAAAACTCACAAAAGATTATTTACTAGAAACTTTACCTAATGGAGTACAAATATATACAATACAGGGAGGTATGAAAGCTGAAGATTTTGCAGAACAATGGCAAACCTTCCAAAATAGTTCTAATAAGAATAAGGTTCTATTATGCGTAATTAAGAGTGGTGCTTCATTTCACGCCACTACCGCATCACACGCTTTTTTTCTAGGATATGAATGGGATTTTAATCAGAATGTTCAGGCAGAAGATAGATTGTGTCGTATAGGTCAAGAAAAAGCCGTAAACATCTACTATATGATGCATAAAACGACCGTGGATGAAGATGTAGCACAAAAACTAAATGATAAGAACGACGCAGCTGACTGGGTTATTGGAAATCAAGAACAATATCATAATTTGTTGGCACGATATAAAATAAAGAAAAGAGGATGATTATGTCAGAGTTAAGTAGATTTACTATCAGGACATCTGATCGTCGTGTTTTTAGAAGATGTCTACGTAAGTGGGATTGGCAAAGTTCATTAAGGCAGAATTTACAAAAACAAGGGGCAGAACAAAATATACATTTTTGGTTCGGCTCCGCTATTCACTTTGCTTTAGAGGATTATCACACATATAATAAGTTTGGGGATCCAAGAAGAGCTTTCAAAGCATATTATGAGGCTTTTGATGAAGATAAACGCCCAGATGGATCGAGTGAGGCATATGATATAGGTATAGGAATGTTAACCTATTATTTAGAATGGCTCCCGAAACATAATGAAGAACATGGTTTTGAAACTTTATGGCTCACAGAAGATAATAAAGAAGCTAAACCATTTAGTGAAGGAGCTAAACCAGCAACAGAGATCCAATTCTTTTTGGACTTAGATATAAAAGTTATTGTAGATCTTGTTTCAGAAGAAATCATAAAAGAATACGTACCAGGTAGTGATGATGTTTTCTTGGAGAGATCTGCCGTTTTCGATTTTGCAACTGATGCTGAAGATAATCTATTATACCATTCTGATGGAAAGATACGTACTGTTAAAATTGTACCTATACACTACCATGGGACAATAGACCGTATAGTAACTGACAAATATGGTCGCTGGTGGCTTCTTGACTATAAAACAGCAAAGAGTGCGGATACTAATAAGTTAGATACAGATGATCAAATTAATGCTTATTTATGGGCTATGGAGCAATACTTACAACACCCATTATACGGATTTATTTATTTGCAATTAACCAAAGATGTACCAAAACCACCTAAAAAGCTCAAAAATGGTGATCTCAGCGTGGACAAGAAACAAAAAACAACATACCACCTGGTGCGAGAGGCTCTAATAAAGGAGTTTGGTAGCATAAAACAAGCTCCTAATAAATATATAGACTTTTTGAATATTTTTGCGGAGTTAGAATTTCCTGAAGGAGATAGATTTATTAGATGGGATTTTGTACGTAGAAGTCCTGCTCAGATAATTTCTACTTATAATCATATTATAGGTGAAGTTAGAACTATGATAAATCCTAATTTATATTTATATCCTAATCCTACGCGAGATTGTATTTGGGATTGTCCTATAAGAGATATTTGTATAGCTATGGATGATGCTAGAATGGAGGATGTATTATTTAGCAAAAATACAGAGTATGAAAAAAGACCTCGTGGGGAAGATGGTAATTCTGAAAAATGGAGGAAGAACTTAAAGTATCCAGAGGATCCATTAAAGGAGGTGACGCCTGATGAATTTAAACTTGAATTAAAGGATGTGCAACTAGTAATTGAAAATACAGAGGAGGAAGAATAATGCAAAAAGAACAACCTGTTATTACATTTGATTTTTTAAAGGAACATTATCAGTCTTTATTAAAAGATTATAATACTCTAGTAAAAGAACATAATACATTAGTAAATAGACATAATGAATTAACGGAAGATGCACAAGCTATAATGCAGTATCTAAATGATTTACGTATAGGTATTGCTGTGTATGTTAATAAAGGCTTAATGCTAGGAGCAGATAAATATAGCTTAAAGAGATTAGTTCCGCCACCAGGGGTTATATTAGATGAAGGTAGATTATTTTGCACTGACTTTCATAATGAAATAACACACTTTTTAGAACAGATTACCAATGATAAAAAAATAATACGTCCTAAAGATGCTTATAATGCTTGGATTAAACATTGTGAGCAAGCGGGTCAGGATGAAATCGATAACAATAAAATTATAAATTAAGGGGGAAGATTATATGAGTACAGTACCAGTTCCAATAGCAACTCCAATTTATGGTAGGGATATTGAAGATACATTTAATTGGTTGAATATGATTGTGTATGGTGATTTTGGTGTAGGTAAAACTTTTCTAGCAGGTTCATCTGTTTTAGTAGAGGATATGCGTGATATTTTATATATAGCTTTAGAAGGAGGTGAAAAGGGTCTACGTGAAGTAGTTAAGATATGTAAAAAGAATAATATAGATGCTAATAAGCATGTTATGGTTATTCCTGTACAAAGTTATAAACAGTATAGTTTTATCTACGAATTTATGAAATTACATGTAGGCTTTCGCGATGCAGGTGATATTGTATCCTTACGTAAATTAGAAGGACAAATTAGACAATTTACTGCTGACGTATTAAATGATCCGAAAAAGATGGAAGATTTAATTCCTGAGCCAAAACAATTCAAAACTGTTATCACAGATTCATTAACAGAAGCACAAAAATATTGCATGTATCAATTATTAGGTATAGATCCAGCAAAGCAGAAATTAGATGCAGAACCAGATGCGCCTCAATTTAGTGAGTGGGGACGTAGTCGAGAGATGATTCAGTTTCTTGTTCGTAGATATAGAGATCTTCCTGTTAATAGTATCTTTATTTGTGGTAGAGATGTTGAACAAGACAACTTTAAAAAATTCCATTTTTATCCTATGTTACCTGGTAAATTATCAGATGATGTAAGAGGTCTTGTAGATGTTGTTGGATATTACGATCGTATTCCACAAGAAGGAGGTCATGTTGTTAGACGTCTATATCTTGAAGGAGGAGTATTCAATGGAGCTTATGTAGCAGCAAAACATAGATTTGGAAGTAGTTTGAAAGGTTTATGGGTAGATAACCCAATGATGGCTACAATACATGATTTAGATAATATTTAAGGGAAGCAATCTATTTTGAAAAATAAAAAAAAAATTTAACTCGTTAAAAATCTTTATTTTTTGAATATTATATTAATATAAGTTAATTTTGTAATTCAGTTCCATTACTTTATTAAACTTTATTTTTTTCATAGTATGTTTCAACAAAACTCTTATTACACACGTCCTAGTATTATTAATTGAAAAGACGGTTTAAACTTACAATTAACGTCTAGCAGAACGATACCTGCTATTTATTGACTCTGTCGTCCAATTGGTAGGTACCTCTTTCCTATGTGAGGTAATGAAGGTTCAAATCCTTCCAGAGTCTTGTATTTCCATAACACTTAAATATCTAGACGGGGTGCTATATATTTAAAGAGGAACGTATTATCGATGGAGTGTTGCCAAGATACACCCTCAAGCAGATACGGGGTACATGTGGCATAACCATTGTCAAGCAATCTGCATCCTAGGTGACTATAAGGAAAGACTTATTTCCCATTTATAGTTCTATTTTCTCCTAAGAATTTTTAGAACTGAGTAGCGCAATAGTTCAATGGTAGATACTAGGGCCTCCTGGTGATGGTGTGTTCGATTCCACCTTGCGTTAGAGCTCGGCAGAGCTTAAAAAGATAATAGAGGTTGATTCTTTAGTGTCGAGGTTTTACCCGCACGAAAAGAAATTGCCTCTTTTTAGTGAGCTCGGCAGAGCTTAAAAGAAATTGCTAATGCAGATAGCTCCTGCATGAAAAAGAATAAAGGCTGGGTTTGTGAATTTCACCGAAGCAAAAATTCTCTCAGGTTTTATTAATACTTATCCTGATAAAAAGAAAAGCTAATTACTATATTGTTGTAATATGCGACTGATGTGCACAAAATAAGACTCGATTCTAGATAAGTCAGAGTGAATGAGATGGGCTTAAGCTTCTCATTTCTTATTTGTTCGCATATTAAAAAAAGTACTCTATATTGGTACAAAAGCCTACCAAATATCAACTTATAGTAGATACTAAAGAAGCTGGTTCGATTGAGGTGTTGTATCCTCATGAGTAGGTTCGATTCCTACTTTAGTATTGTCTTTACCCCCTAAAAGACTTTAAATGTGTAGAGGGCGTTGCTCCCGCGAAAGGGAGCCTAAGCTGATGTCGAGGTGGAATGGTTCACACTGAACAGAGGAATAAGGTTAACCCTAATTATGTAGGTACCTCTAAAAACATAATAAAAATATAACCATGTAGGTTCGAATCCTACCGACATCCTTTGTAACAATTATTTCTACAAGTAATTAGTTATTAAATCCCTTAAAAGGATATAATATAAATAATGAGGGCGGTTGGTCGGGTAGAGATGACGGAGGTTTATATGAGTGAGCAATATGGTGCAACATCAAATGAAGATACAAAAGGTATGGTATTTAACCTTGAAGGAGTAGAAGAAAAAGACTCTTTTGAATTAATACCAAAAGGAACATATTCAGCTATAGTTGATTCTCTAGAATTTGGAGATTCTAAAGCAGGCAATCCTATGATTACTGTAGTGTATGAAATTACAGAATCTGAATTTGCCAAAAGAAAGTTGTATGATTTTATGGTAATGCAAGGTAATGGGTCAGAATTTGGTTTAGCCAAATTAAAAAAATTCTTAATTAGAGTTTGCCCAGAAGTTGATATTGGCAGCTTTAATCCAACAGCATTTGCAGATAATGGTATTGCTATTGGAAGAGAATGTTGTATTGTATTAAAAATACAAACACAAAAAACAGGTGAATATAAAGGTGAGAAACGTAATACAGTTTCTGATGTTTTAGCACCTAGCAATTCCGGTTCATTTCTTTAAAAATAAGTAATCCCTCCAGTATTACTTTATTAAATAGGATGTCTATTCAGTAGGCATCCTATTTTTTGATTAATAGGAGGAGAGAGGAGAAATCATGAATACAATTACGAAAGAATTTAGTTTTGATGCGGCTCATATGTTAGCGGGTCATGATGGTTTATGTAAGAATGTACATGGACATACTTATAAAGTTCTTGTTACACTTACAGGTGATAAACTTTTAGAAGAAGGTTCATCAGGAGAAGGTATGTTAGTGGATTTTAAAGAAATGAAAAATCTTTTAAATGAGGGGATATTTGAGCAATTAGATCATGCTTTTGTATTTAATCAATATACTTCATGTCCAGTTGAATCTAGAATAGTAGATGTATTAACTGAGGCAGACCTAAAGAAGTATGCCATGCCCGGAAGACCTACGGCAGAAAATATGGCGGAGAGATTTTATAATCTTACTAAGGGTATTGTATTACATTTAGGATTAAGACCAGTATCTGTAACAGTATGGGAAACACCTACTAGCTTTGCTACATATACACAAGGAGGTTTTTAATTTGAGTGAATCTCTAGAACTTCCTGTTATAGAAATATTTCAAAGTATCCAAGGTGAAGGTTTTTATTTAGGTAGTCCAGCTACTTTTATTAGACTACACGGTTGTAATTTAAGCTGCCTTTGGTGCGATACGAAACTATCATGGAATAATAATAATACAAATTATAGAATAAAAAATTTCTATACAATAGTACAAGAATGCCACGGGATAGAAAAAGTTGTTATTACAGGAGGCGAACCTTGTATACACCCGAGACTTGATACACTAGTTAGAATGCTACAACAAGAAGGACATTATGTTTGTATAGAAACTAATGGCACTTTAGAGTCACCTATATCAGCTAATTGGGTTACTGTATCGCCAAAGCCTCAAAATAATTATGGTATACATACTAAGTGTAAGATATCTGAATTAAAGTTTGTTGTGTCAAAAGAATTAAAATTTCAAAAACATATTCTTCCATGGCTAGAACTAGAAGAGATGTCTAATGTTATATGCTGGTTGCAACCCGAAGGATATAATATGCAACAAACAGCAAAAAAAGCTTTTAGTTGGTGTATGAAATATCCTGATTATAATTTACGTTTAGGTATACAAATGCATAAAATATTTGAAATAAGATAGGAGTGTTATTTGATGAGCAAAATAATCTTAAATGAGCAAGATAAGCAATCCTTAGATAGTGTATTAGAAAGAGTAGATGAAGTAAGTCTGAATGCACATACTAAAAGATATTTGGCTACACAATTATTACTTGAAAGTGTAGGAGAAAATATTAAACGTGAAGGATTACTTGATACTCCGGCTAGAGTTGCTGGTATGTATGAGGAAATATTCGCCGGTTATCAAATCGACCCTAAATCATTACTTGAAACAACTTTTCAAGATGAGGCGCACCAGGAAATGGTTATTGTGCGCGATATTCCCTTTTATAGTCATTGTGAGCACCATATGGTGACCTTCTTTGGAAAAGTAGATGTAGCTTATATTCCGCGAGGAAAAGTCGTTGGTATTAGTAAAATAGCTCGTCTTGTAGATTGTTTCGGTAAGCGCTTTCAGATACAAGAAAGAATGACTTCTCAGATTGCTGATACTCTTGATGAAGTATTGCAACCTAGAGGGGTAGCTGTAATTATAGAGGCAGAACATTTATGTATGACAATGCGAGGTGTACAAAAGTCTGGTGCTATAACAGTTACTTCAGGTATGAGAGGTGCCTTTTTAGAACCTAATAACGATGCTAGAATAGAATTTCTTAGTTTACGTAAATAACTATTAGATAGGAGGATGATAATGCGAGATGATAATAGTGTGTTAAAAATGTATCAACAAGAAACAAAAAGAACCTTCAAAAAGCATGAGATGCTGTATCCAGAACAAGCAGAATTACTGGATTGGGGTTTAGGCATGGCAGGCGAGGTTGGAGAAGTGGTAGAATTATTGAAACATCATATATTTCATGGTGAAAAACTCGATAGAATGAAAATGACTAAAGAGTTAGGAGATGTATTTTGGTATCTTACTGCTATAGCATCAAGCTTGAATATCCAAATGGATAATGTAATGCTTTTGAATGTATACAAATTAAGGCACAGATATGAACAAAAATATACTGATAAAGATAGTACTATGCGTCACACTAAGGAAAAAGCTTTTGAAGAGACAAATGAATATAAAATGCTATGTCAGGAAATAAATATTGAAGATCCGATTAAAGAAGAACTAATTAAAGAGGAACTAATTAAAGAAGATAAGTTTAATCCTAATTATTATAGGACCGGCTTAATAGAACCAATTGATTTCATAATAGACCAAAATCTAAATTTCAATTTAGGTAATGTTGTTAAATACACGAGCCGCTATTCAGGTAAAAATGGTTTAGAGGATTTAAAGAAAGCTGCTTGGTACTTAGATAAAGAGATTAAGGTACAAGAAAAAAGAGAAAAAAAATCTAGAAAGAATGTTAACAGGAGTAATAATAAGGGGGAAGACATAACATGAAAGCTTTAGTATTATTAAGTGGTGGAATAGACAGTTCAACGGTATTGGCTATAGCGGTTAGCATGTATAAAGCTGATAATGTAATTGCATTGAATTTAGTCTATGGGCAAAAACATAACAAAGAAAGGGAATGCGCTAGATTACAAACAAAGCATTGGGGAGTGCAGTTAATTGAAGAAGATCTCTCTTCTGTATTTAAATTTGATAAATCCAGCGCCTTACTGGAAGGCAGTACAACTGAAATGCCTAAAGAGAGTTATGCAAAGCAATTAGAGGATATGGGTGGCTCCGGAGTAGTAAAAACATATGTTCCATACAGAAATGGTTTATTCCTTTCCTATGCAGCTGCTGTAGCAATCCAATTAAAATGTTCTAAAATATATTATGGAGCTCATGCTGATGATGCAGTAGGCGGAGCTTATCCAGACTGCACTGAAACCTTTGTTAACTCGATAAGAGTTGCTATCTGGGAGGGATCAGGATGGGAGGTAGCTCTTGAAGCCCCTCTTATCCAAATGAATAAATCTGAGGTAATCGAGATGGGTATGCAGTATAAAGTTCCATTTGAACATACTTGGAGTTGTTATGTGGGTAAAGATAAACCTTGTGGTACCTGCGGAACATGTATAGATAGAATTGCCGCATTTAGGTCTAATGGCGCGGAAGATCCTTTAAGTTATTAGTATAAAACACCCTGGTACGAATAGGTCTGTAATTTAATTACAGGCCCATTCTACTCTTATTTAGGAGATGATTAATATGCGTATATCAAAGTCAGAATATTATTTGGGTGTGGCTAAAGCAGTTAGTGCAAGGAGTACTTGCAGAAGAAAAAAATATGGTGCTGTCATCGTACAAGAGGATAAAATAGTAGCCACGGGATATAATGGCTCTCCTAGAGGAGAAGTTAATTGCTGTGATGTTAGTTGTTGTGACAGACAAAAGCTTAATATACCTAGCGGAAGTAATTATGAATTATGCAAATCAGTACATGCTGAAGCTAATGCAATTATTAATGCATCCAAAGAGGAACTACAGGGAGCTACGCTGTATCTTTACGGTTACGACCTAGAAAAGAAAAAAGAATTAAATGCAATACCATGCCTCATGTGTATTAAATTAATAAAAAACGCTGGTATATCTTTTTTAATATCCAATAATACTTTATAAGGAGAAATACTATATGAAAGTAGCTACAATATTACCGACAGCATTTTTAGGTTTAATAGCAAAAGATGATTATCACATGTGCTTAGCTCATTTAATAGATAATCTTGATAAACCTATAGAAAAACAAAATAAATATACAAAGTTTTATCGTCAGATGGGTTTAATTTCTACTAAATATTTGATTTTAGATAATGGTGTAATAGAACAAAATAAAGCCACGGATATTGTAGAACTAGTTAAAAAAGCTATGTCTGTTAGTGCTGATGAAATAATTTTACCAGATGTTATAATGGATTCAGAAAGGACTTTAGATGCTGGAGAGGAAGCCTTAAAATGGGTAAGAAATAATTTTCCATTTAAAATAATGGCAGTACCTCAAGGTAAAACCAGAGAAGAATGGTTAGACTGTGCTGAGATTATGTTGGGATGGGATATCGATTGTATAGGTATACCCAAATCCCTAAGTCTATTAGGCTCTAGAGATATTCGAATAGATGTTTTACACACTTTAGGTAAAAAACTAAGAGGCCTAGATATACACTTATTGGGATGTCAGAAAAGCCCTATGGAAGTACGCCTGATGGCTTTAGCTATGCGTGATCAATATATACCAGAAGTAAGAGGTATAGATAGTGCTTTACCTTATGTTTTTACTAAAGCAGGTTTATCTATAGATGAGGATGATAGACCTAAAATACCCTTCTCATTTAACGAAACTAATATAGATCTCAAATTGCTCAAGAAGAATATTGCTAATTGGCAAGACTCTACAAATATTGATAACTGGAGGTCTATTGATGTGTAATAAATGCGATAATTGTGTTTGTGTCGGATTTCCACGTATAAGAAGTGGATCTATTGTATATGAGAAAAGAGACATAATGGTTATAGGTGATGTACCTACAGCTCTTGAAGCTAAGAATAATAAGGTAATGACTGGTCCAGGAGCTGGTGTATTGAAGCAGACTTTAGAAAAGGTGGGTTTAGATAATAAGGATAAAGAAGTATTTTATACTACAGCTATAGCATGCGCCATTCCTAAACAAAAGGGAAAGAAAATTCCAAAAGAAGCTATACTTAACTGCCGTAATAGATTATTAAATGAGATTGCGCTAGTTTCACCTAAATTAATTTTAGTTTGTGGTAGTACAGCATTACAAACTTTATTAGGGAATACAACAATTAAAATAACACAAGAGTATGGGGTAGCTAAAAAATACCCCTTTTGTGGTGAAGCAATAGTTATTCCTATAATAAATCCTAGTCTAATTTTAAGATCACCGAGAGATTATAAACCCTTCTTATTACAACTACAATATGCTGCTTCTGTGTTCTTTGGTAGGGATAAAAAAGAAGAAAGTAATTTAGAATTTAAAATATTAGATACACCAGAAAAAATGCAGGATGCCTGGAAAATGCTAAAAGAACTAAAACCATCTAAAGTAGCTATAGATATAGAAACTACATCTCTTGATTATAGAGAAGCTGAGTTTTTAGTTGCTGGAATATGTTATGAAAAAGATAAAGTGTTTGTTATTCCACGAAGTCAAAGAAAGCTTTATCATAACTTTATAGATAATGTACCGTGGAAATGTATATATCATCATGGCAAGTATGATAAAAAAATTACTTGGGCTAGAGAACTTGGAGAAGCAAACATTGATGGAGATACAATCTATATGCATTATGCTTTAGATGAAACCTCTGAACATAATTTAGGATATTTATCCAAAACCTTCCTACAGGCGGCTGAATATAAATATAAGATGAATCAGAATTGGAAAGCAGTTACACTAGAATCCTATGAGTCTTTCTTTGACGCTCTATGTGAGCGTGTTGCAGTCGACTGCACCTATACGTACCAGTTGGAGAGTGTTTTCGCAGCTGCACTTGATAAGGATCCGCGATTGAGGAGCCTATATGAGGAACTTCTCATCCCTGCTTCCAATTTTTTATCCAGAGTTGAACAGAACGGTATTTTAGTTGATGCTGATTTCTTAGAAGATTTAAATATTAAATATGCCATAGAATTAGATAAAATAAAAATGCATATTGCTGAATTATCCGATCCTATTTGGGATGTAGAACAATATGTACTTGATACTGGAGCAAAATCAAAACCATTGTTTTTTAATCCAGGTTCTTCACAACAGATGGCTTGGATGGTTTTTGACCGATTAAAATTAAAGCCTAGAATTAGAAAAGCACGTAGTACAGATAAAATTATTCTTAATTCTATTGAACCAAAACCCAAGCTTATAGTAGAGGTTTTAAACTACAGAACAGTGCAAAAAGAAAAAGCAACATATGTGGAGGGTTTATTAAATGCTAGAGATAAAGATGGAAGAGTTAGAACGACGTTTAACTTACATGTCGCAGCAACTGGAAGACTTAGCTCTAAAGAGCCCAATGTTCAAAACCAGCCAAGTGCCCATGGTATTGGAAATGTACGAAAAGCATTCATATCTAGACCCGGATATGTTTTGGCTGAGATTGATTATTCGGGCGCTGAGTTACGGTGGCTTGCCTTTCTTAGCAAATGCCCTGTCCTTATGGATGTCTTCCGTTCAGGACGAAATCTGCACGACGAAACAGCTATAGCTTTATATGGAGTAAATTATACAAAACAAGAGAAGATGCGTGCTAAGGCTGTTAACTTTGGTATTCCATACGGGAGAGAAGCTCAATCATTTGTCGATGAGTTTCAAATAAGTAAAACCGAAGCAGAAGCAATGATTGCTGGGTGGTTAGATAAGTATTATGGAGCGAAGGAATATCTTAATTGGTGTGCGTCTCAAGTTAGAGAGGGTAAATATCTTGAAACACCTTTTAAGCGTAGGCGTAGATTTGGATTAGTTACTCCTGAATCAATACATTCTTTAGAGAATGAAGCTAGAAACTTTCCTATCCAATCATCCTCTTCTGATTTATTATTAGTTTGCGCTATGGAAGCTGAAGATACCTTACTTAATTTGTATGATACTAAAATAATTAATCTTGTACATGACTCATTACTATTAGAGATACCTAAAGATAGAGATACAATAGCATCTGTGAATAAATATTGTGAATCTATTATGATTAATAAACCTATTGAATTATTTGACTGTCCTATACCATTCACAACTGATTTTGAAGTAGGTCTAAATTGGGGAGAACTAATTGAATTCGATTGGAAGACTAAAGCAGCAGTAGATCCAGAAAAAGAAGATGAACTTATAAAAATACTATTATAGCACTTATACTGACAGGAGGAATATGTATGTTTTCGAAATATTATTCAGAAAATGAATTATGTACGCCAATTTTATCTGAAAATGCCATAAAAGTATTAGAGAAGAAGTATTTGCGTGGAGAGACTCCAGAACAAATGTTTTATAGGATATCTAATGCAGTATCACAAGTTGCCAAAGATTATATAAAGGGAAGTACGCATGATATCGCTCAAGTAACAGGTAATAAATGCTATCAGTTTTATAATTTAATGGCTTCATTAGATTTCTTACCTAACTCACCCACAATTATGAATGCCGGAAGAACCCTAGGTCAATTAGCGGCTTGCTTTGTTATACCTGTAGAAGATTCAATGGATGGTATATTCCAAGCAATTAAAGACATGGCCATAATTCAAAAGACGGGTGGAGGGACTGGCTTTAACTTCTCTAAATTAAGACCTAAAGGGGATCTTGTAAGTAGCACAATAGGTGAAGCTAGCGGACCTATAAGTTTTATGAGAGTATTTAATGCCGCAACTGAGGCTGTTAAACAAGGGGGAGCTAGAAGAGGCGCTAATATGGGTATTCTTAGAGTAGACCATCCTGATATTCTAGAATTTATTGAACTTAAACAAGACTTAAAGGAATTAACTAATTTCAATGTGTCTGTAGGAATTACATATGAATTTATGAAGTGTCTTGAAGATAATAAACCTTTTGCCTTAAAATTTCAGGGTTCTATATATTCAAAAGTTAATCCTAAGATGATATGGGATAAAATAGTGCAAAGAGCTTGGAATACAGGCGAACCAGGTTTAATCTTTCTAGACATTATAAATAAAGATAATCCAATACCTGTCTTAGGTGAAATTGAAGCTACCAATCCCTGCGTAGTAGGTGATACTCTGATTAAAACTGTAGAAGGCATGATACCTATAGAAGAATTAGTAGGCACAGAAATTGATGTATTCTGCGTAGATGAAAATTATAAGTTAACTATACGTAAAGCAAAAAACATTAGAAAGACTAAAAGAGATGCTAAACTGGTTAAGGTATCTACAACTAAGGGTGATGTTATTTGTACACCTGAGCATAAATTTTATACACGCAATAGAGGTTATATAGAAGCACAGAATTTACAAAAGACAGATAGGATGGTGGCTTTAAATAAGGCACCAAAAAACCAAAAATATGTAAAGAGTTATTTAACTGGCACTTCAGCAAGCGTATCTGCTGAACATGTTTTTATTGCTAAACATTATTTTGGTGATCTGCAGGATAAAGATGTACATCACTTAGATAATGACCCTAAAAATAACGCCTTTAGTAACTTGGAGATAATGGAGCACGGAGAACACTCAAGCGCTACAAACATAGGCCATGTAAATTGGGCAGATCATTGCCCTGCGACGGGCAGGTGGTTACCCAAAGTAAAAGAACCTAAAGACTGGAAAAATAGATTAGATGTACATCCAGTGGGTGTAAATATGCGTTTATTATCTGTAACTGAATTAGATTACACCGAAGATGTATATGATATGGAAGTAGAAGATTGCCATAACTTTTTTGCTAATCATGTGTTAATACATAATTGTGGCGAACAACCTTTGCTACCTTATGAAGCCTGTAATTTAGGTTCAATAAATCTAGCTAATATGGTGGATGAGGATGGCACAATTAATATGGAACATCTTTGTGAGGCGGTTCATTTAGCCGTAGACTTTTTGGATTGTATAATTGATTTGAGTAAGTATCCATTGAAGCAAATAGACGATATGGTTAAAGCTAATCGTAAGATAGGTTTAGGTATAATGGGTTGGGCTGATATGCTATTCAAACTTAAAATACCCTATGATAGCCCAGCAGCTCTGGAATTAGCTACTACCTTAATGTCCTTCATACAAAAAGAATCTCATAAGGCCTCTACAGCATTGGCAGTTAAAAGAGGTCCTTTTCCTAATTGGGAGAAATCAGTTTGGAGCTTAGCACACATACCCATGCGGAACGCTAGCACCATAACAATTGCCCCAACTGGTACGATATCGGTTATAGCTGGAGTATCCAGTGGTATTGAACCTATATTTAAATTATCTTATGAGAAAGAATTGGCTGATGGTGGTAAATTATATTTTATTAATGAAGAAGTAAAGAAGTATATTCGAGCTGCCCATAAAGATACTGATAATATATTGCGGGATGAAACTATTGACTATTTTATAACAGAAGGTAAAAAAGGTGAAGTATATGGTCTAGAGGATTTAGTAAGTATTTATAAAGAAGCCTCTGAAATATCTCCAATAGATCATGTACATATGCAAGCTGCCTTCCAAAAAAACGTAGATAATGCTGTTAGCAAAACTATTAACTTTAACAGTGATGTAAGTGTAGGTGAAATATCAAAAGCCTTTAAATTAGCATATGATTTAGGTTGTAAAGGAATTACCATTTATCGTGATGGTAGTAGAGAAAGTCAGCCTTTAAAAGGAAAAGAAAGGAAAATAGAGACGGCTGTAGTTGAAATATTACCTGAAATTAGACCTGTTGAATTAAACGGATTAACAAAACAAGTGTCTACTGGCTGTGGTAAAATGCTAATAACTATAAACTCTATACCTAATGCAATTTATGAAGTTTTACTTAGGACTGGTGCTGGTGGCGGATGTGCTGGATTTGCTGATGGTACATCTAGATTAATTTCAATTGCTTTGCGCTATGGAGTTCCAGTAGCTGAGATAATAGACCAATTGAATTCGGTTGTTTGTGATAACTTCAGATATCAAGCAGGTAAGAATCCTAATCTTAAAGGTAAATCTTGTCCTAATGTAATAGGTAAAGTAATGCAGGAGGTTCAACAAAACTTTAAAAAAATTAATATGCCCCAAATTAAATTAGCTATGCCGAAAAATCAGAATAAATGCCCTGATTGTGGCACGGAGATAGCTAATATAGAGGGTTGTATTAAATGCGTAGTCTGTGGTTTTTCAAAGTGTTGAGGAGGGATATATAAATGTCTTTAAAATTCAGAGTATGGAGTCCCCATGAAACCGTATATACCTTAGAAGGTCATTTTGAATTATGTACTAATATAAAGGATGTACATGGAAAAGATATTTTTGAAGGTGATTTTGTTAAAGCTTGGCGTGGTGTATTCTTGTATCCCAAAGAATATTTAGTTATAAGAAATACTGCTGGGACTGGATGCGAGTTGGTTAGTATAGAGTTAGGAACACATTATGCTCTTGAACACTACAATAATTTTCAAATATATGGAAATATACATAAAAATGACATAAAGGAATAAAAAAAAAAAAAAGAACCCAGCTATAATATAGTAGGGTCCTCAAAAAAAAAACCAATATAAACACCTTCGGGTGTTTTTTTTTACCTAAACGGAACAAGATACGGTACC